CTAAGTGCTGGGCTCGAAGCATTTGGATATGATACCGGAACCGTTGGATCGTATGCACAAGTAAATTCTAGCGAGCCTTCTGCAAGTCTAACTGCTTGACCTGTTACTAGTCCATGGCTGGTTGACTTGATAGTTAGTACACCTGTAGTTTCGTTGTATACTGCATCGTTTTCGTCGTTTGCATCAATGTCAATAGCATTAACTAGTGCACTTAGATCAGGGTATACTGTTGCTGTTAATCCATCTAAAGTTCCTGCTGTAATTGTAGTAGCAACTAGATCAATGCTTGCTTTAACAGAAGCAGAAATTGTAGTAGTATCTGCGTCAAAACCGCCTGTGATCGATGGCGGTGCTGAAGCAGGATTGTTAACATCATTATTTGGAAGACTACCACTACTAATGTATGTTTCTAGATATGTAGCTAATTGATTATATGCTGCGGCTGTGCCAGCTACTTGACCTTCTGGTAGTTGATCCAGTGCTGCACCTACAAAGTATGATTCAATTGCTGTTTTAATTGCACTATCACCGCCATACATTAGGTCATATGTAACAGCATCAATTAAGAATTCTACATCTCTACGACACTTAGCTCTATCGTATGTATCATCAAATGTATCCCATATGCCGCCTGTTTGTGCTGCAATCCATGCTTCTAGATCATATGCAAACCATTCTTTACCGGCTTGTAATGCATCTTTTACGTTTTCTGCTCTAGCAAAAGGATTGTCTGGATTAGCAAATGATAGTGTAGGAGTTGTGTAGGTTGGATCTAAACTGCCTTCGCCGATAAGATCTATAACTGTATTAAAGTATGCGTCATTAAGACCTTCACCAGCAAAAGCACTGTCTGTTGCATCACGAAGATAACCAATAGCACCTAGTGTTGCATCAAGTTGATTTGAAATAACAAACTTTGAATTTGCTCTTTGATATGCTAGACCGTTTGTTACAGCGTTATAGTTTGTAACTAGTTCACGGTCATAACCTGCGCCTTCGAGAATTAATACACTGTCTCTGGCACACTTGTCTTCATCAAAACCTGCTCCAGTTTGATATGTGTTTTTAACAAAGTCAACTGTTGCTTTTTGAATTCTTTCTTTTTCAGCTAGAATTAAGGATCTAGCAGTTGTTCTTGCGTCGTCTTGATTTGTAAATGTTGGACCAGTTACAATACCTTGTCCAACTTTAATAGGAGTTGCATCTTTAATTGTGTAAACCGCGTCAGTATCTGAGAACACAGCAGCGTTCTGAATATATGGAATGTTTACAAGATCATTAAAGATCATTGAGTTTCTTGATTGGATTGCACCAGCCGAAGCGCTAAACAATGCTTCACTATAGCCATCGGAGATAAGACCATAGTTACCAAACGATGTGTTTGAGTTAGTTAGTGAGCAAAAGCCGCCGCTTTCNCAAAGAATCGATATGTCACAGGAGATAGTAAAGATCGAAACAAGCTGTGTGTTACCTCTGTTGAGGTGATGCACACCGATGCCACCCTGGTTATACTGTGTATAAGCGTCAACAACCATTGAACGTAGACCAGTAACAACTGATCCATCAACACGCATACCTGTACCTGTTGTAGTGTATGATGTACAGTTTTGTACATATGGAGAACACATAATTGATCCAGCACTTCCATCCGGGGGGAACGATACCGCAGCACTTGGAGCAATGTAGTTGTTAAAACGCATGTCTTTGAGGAAACAACCGTTGTTAACCCAGAAAATATCCTTGTCTGGATTTTTAGGTTGTACAAAGGAAGTTCTAAGTGAGTCGCCAACAATAGCAACAAACGCAGGAAGTTTTACAGGATTGTCAACTGTGTGCTGTCCTGCTTTTACATATAGTGTTGATCCTTCTGGGATATTTTTTAGAGCGTAATCAATAGTAGCAAACGCATCGCCGATTGTTTTACCGTCGTTTTCATTTGAACCATTCATTGTAACATAGAAAACGTTATCAGCAGCATCTCTTGCGCCAAATTCTCTAATTTGTAATTCACCATCTTGTTCTCTTTTTAAGAACATTTTGCCGTCATATGTGTTTACGGCAATTTCACCTAATTCTAACTGTTCTAAGGAAGGTACTTTTTTCGGCTCAGCACTTCTCTTAAGTCTAATTGTTGACATATTTAGTTCCCCTATGCAGACGTGTATAATTATAGTAGTAGTTTATATACACATTCTATTTATCAAAGTCTTTTAAATCTATAAAGAAATATGCTATTTTAATCACATTTCTTCTTATAGTGTATATATGTCTATGAGGCAATATTGTGTATTAAAACAGGTTTTTTACTAAAATGTACCTCCGTCTATATTTCCATCAATGCTATCAGCATAAACAGATTCTGTAAAGGTAGCACTGCCATTAACAGTTAGATTGCCCTTTTTATTTCCGTTTGTGTCGCCGATAATTACTTCACCTTGATTGATTTCAAAATCAACTCCAGGTATTCTTACTTTGTCTATTGCTTCATTACCAATTGTAACTTCATTGTTTACAATAGGAGTTGACGGCTCTGCATTATTGCCAACAATAATATTATTTTCACCGTCAGTTAGTGTTTGTGCTGCATCATTACCAAACACTGCATTAAAATTTGCATCACTTGTAACATTGCCAAGACTGTTAAAGCCTAGTGCAATATTTTTCTGTCCTGTTTCTGTTGGATCATTCTTACCATCTGCTAGATCGTTTAACGAGAATAATCTGTCGTCAATGGTTATTGTTCCAGAAAAATCTATGTTTCCTAAAATATCTACATTCTGTGTTACATTTAAATTTGAGAGTAGGTTGGCATCGCCGCCGAGGTAAAGTGTTTTTGCGATGCCAACCCCTCCGTCTACCACAACCGATCCACTGGTTATGCTGGTAGAGTCTAAGACATTGTCAAAATTGCCAATGCCTGTTACGTTTAAATCTTCTTCGAGATTTAAATTACTTTGTTGTATGTTTACACTGCCGGTTCCATTGGCTATTAGGTTCATTGAACCGTCTGGATCTGCTTCGGTAACAAATATATTGTTTTCTTCTAAGACAATATTACCAAACTGGGCTCTTTGACCTTTAACGCCAAAGTCGCCTATGTACACTGCTCCGGTAATATATATTACGTTCGATCCATTCAATTGTGAAGGCAAGTTACTACCGATAAAATTTAAAATACCTGATTGATAATCAAAGAACCATTCGTCATTATTACCCGAACCAGATGCAAATAACTGTGTGCCTGTTGACTGTGGCGCTGACGCACTTGGTGCATCTGCATATACTTTAATTTGATAGGTTGAACCAAATTCAGGAGGTATCCAATTTACTACACTGGTAATCCAAGTTCTATTTGGACTAGCTGTAATATCTTCTAAACACTGCACTGCGGGGGTTCCGTTACTAGTATTATCATCGTCATATACTTCTAAAAGTGCGTTAGCTGTGGCAGGTTTAACATTGGGTATTAGATCCGAATCTACCCAGATTGTATCACCTCTAATTAAAAGCGGACTTGGAATAGATTCGTTAACCGCTGCCTTGATCGAATTAACATCAGTTTTAGAAAAACCGTAACCTATCTTTTTCCATAAAAAGTCTAACTTCTGTGCGTCTTGAATTGCCATTTATGCTTCCCCTATACTTAAACTAGAAATAATTTGCCCTGCTTCTAGTTTAATTCTTACCATACATACATTGTTTGTTGCGTTACTTAAATTTTCTGCGCCCAGTGTCATATCAAAGCTACCTGAAATAGTTTGATTAAGCGGTATAGCATCAGCACCTGTGATAGCTACTCCATTAGTGCCGTTACCACCAGACGTGTCAATAGCTCCTGGTATGCCTGAGCCGTTATATTGTATACTACAATCAAGCCACCCATTTAAACTACTTGCTGCATCAATAGCTGTGCCAGGTGCTGCAATCCAGATGCCTGCAATTCCCTTAGTAGGTGCTCCGCTATCTGTAGCTATATTAATTGAAAAATTAGCCACAACTTGTCTTCTAAATGCAAATGTAAACCATTGCTGTCCTGTATCGTTTGATCTGTTTGGTCCTACTGGTAAGAATCCGGTGCTATAGTCTACAACATTGTGCATAATTTTACCTATGCGCAGTGTCGACTCTTGTGTACCTTCTACACCTGGATCCGAAGACTCGGTGTAACGATTATCAGTATAATAGTTTGTTCCAGTGCTTGCAAAGGGAGGATTATCTTGTGCACCTTGCGATGCAAAGTTAAATATTCTTACACCGTCGTCGGTATATACTCCATTGCCTAAACTGTTAGAAACATCAATTGCAACTTCGCTAATTCCGTACTGTGCTGATTTATGAAAATTAATATGTGTTTCAGATCTTGTTGCAGCAATAGAAAGTCCATTTACGTTATAAATGTCATATTTTATTGTATCAACAGTTCTATAGTTTGCTGTAGTTAGATTAACTTCAATATCAGCTAGAGGCTGTTGTGCTATAGGATTAAATCCAACATTTGCATTAGGAATATTAGAAGCATTTATTAAAGGATTAGCTGAGTCATTAATATCAACGTATGAATAAGTTTGTGTAGGAACTACTGATTGACTAGTGCCTTCGAAGTTAGCCGCAGAATAAACTCTTAATACACTACTTGTATTTCTATATGTTTGTCCTGTAAGTTTAGAAACTTCAATGTCTGTAAGTATAACAGTAGGGTTACCTGTACTATAGTACGGAATTCCAGATATATATCTAAATGTACCATTTGTTCCTGCAACAACTGTGCCACCGTGTAATTCAGGAACATCGGTTAAATCATCTTTAACAAATTCAATTTCATTAGTTTCAAAAGTTCCTGCATTAGCCTGATGTTGTATTTTAAAACTGTTTAGACCTATGCTAGTGTCTGCTGATGCTTTGACCAATTTAGCTTTATATCCATGAAATGCAGTAGGATAAAAGATACTTTGATCAAACGATGTGCTTGTTCCGTTGGCTCTTAATAGATTATAATCCGATTCACTTGTAATTTGTATAGTGTCTTGTCTGCCCACTGTGGTGTTTAGAATTGATTGTACATTTTTTGAACCGTCTAATACTCCATTAAATACTGCACTAACTTGTGGAGTAAGCAATGCATAATCACTTTCTTGTCCTGCGTCTGCATATGTAAAGCTAGAAATAATTGTTGATTCAATATCTCCTGATGTTTTTGTAGTTCTGTTTACATTCTGTCCTGCTATTGTTACTTGATTGGGTGTAAGAACAGTTGCGCCTGCGCAAAGACGAGGCGATGTTCCTGTTGATCCGTTTGTTCCTGTGCCAGCAAATGATATTGATTTAGTATCTATTCTATCCGGATCTAAAGGATCATTTTCGTATACTTTTAAACTTTTTGTAATACTTACTCCTGCTGAAATAACGTTAGGGTCAGCAGTACTATGTGCAGTAAGTGTAAGCGTAACAGATGTATTACCCGTACCAGTTTGAGATCCGTCTGGATAAGAATGTGCCAATCGAGGTGCGTCGGCTCCTACTGGATTTCCTGCACCGTCTATTACTTCTTTTCCGCCGCCGCCTGCTAGCGGATCTCCGTTAACAAGTATAGTTACACCATCGACGTCAAGTGTACCAACTAGATCATTAGTTGTTCCATCTCCCCAATCAATTTCGTAAGTTGCTTCATTTGGAAATAATCCTGCTGTGTTTGTAGTAAAGTTTTCTAAATATATAGACGATCCTTCGATTACAAATAAACTATTGCCGGATAGTGCAGTTCCTGTGCCTACTGGTAGAGTATTAAATAACTCATAGTCTGCTACGGGGTCGGGAGTATACACTGTAATAAAATCAGTTTTTACTTCCTCGGCATCAGTGCCTGCACTACCCGGACTTTGGGCGTCTGTATTGCGAACTACTACCTTCACTGAGAACAAACCCCCTAATGGTGCGTCGTATGTAAATGAAACTGAAGAAGGATTAGCACCTGTACGCACATAATCATGTGCATCAGATGGTCTATTATATCCTGGGATTTGTGATTCTAGTTCTGCAAACCTTCTACCTACATCCCAGTCTACTTCTACACGGTTCCATGTACCGTCGACGTCTAAATTTAATGTCACTACCTGTCCACTGCCTAGTGCAGATGGAACAGCAGCGTAATCAACACTTCGTATAAATGTGTTGTTTCTAATATTGTTCATTGCTTCGTTTAGCATGTCTACTGCTTCTGCAAGATCGATATCTGAAGCAATCTTGTCTAGTTTATCTTCAATACGAAGATCGTTGTTTGTTTCAAAATTTTCTTGGCTAATAGTTGCGCTCCTTACAAATGCTCCGTCATCAAATGTACTGTCGTTGGGATTACCCAGTTCGATGTTATCACCTGTGTTAAAAGCAAGATTCTCAAAGAAGAATCTAACCATACTGCCTTCAGTGATCAGTCTTGCATCAGCGCCAGCAGTTGGAACTTCCGCCGATGGATTATCTAAAAATGTTAGAGAATCATTATTAATCTGATTTACAGTGTATCCGTTTAGTGTAAACTGTCTAGTGTATATGTCTTTCCAGTATTTTCCCGGATCGCCGATAGTAGTACCATCTGATGCATATCCCAGTCCTGGTAGCGGAGCAGGTGATCCAGGATCTAATGTTCCATTTGAATTGATATCAGGAACAATATTTGTGTTAACGTCTGCATTAAATGTAATGTTGTCTGTATTAGCATCACCTAAAACAAGATCACCATCAGCAGTAATTGATCCTGTTGCATGAATGTTTCCTAGTACTTCTAGATCACTATAAAAATTTATTATTCCAGAACTTGCAGTAAAATTAAGATCATTAACAGTGGATGTAATATCATTACCGTCAATATTGACGTTGTCTATTTGTGCATCAACACCATTAATTCTCAAAGTACTATTCAGTGTAGGCACAGTAATTGAGTCTTCTACACGCATATTAGGACGTACAACTACGTCATTTTCAAAAGCATCAATGAGTAGATCACTGCCTGATTCTTCATTTCTAATTCTATTTTCATCAATTCTAATATCGTTGATAATTAGTCTATCTGCATCTACAGAATCAACAACATTTAAGTTATCATAAACAAATATTGTTTTGCTTGGATCTACTGTATTGAGATTGTTTGTAATAACTTCGTGTGACTCAACTGTATTAGCAACTGTTAGATCATGATCAATATAAAAATAACCAAATGTGTTTACACTGCCGTGTAAGTTGATTGTGTTTACTGTCGAATCGCCTAGGTTGTTTACACGTAGATTTAAGTTTCCTGTGTATGCTTCAATAGAAGCTTCGGTATCAGCATTAAGTTCTAGCTCTCGATCAATAATTACCTTAGCATCAGCACCGTCTACTTTTAGATCACGCAGAATAGTCACTTCACTTTGCATGATAATTTGAGGATCTTCAGCTGCTGCTGATGAAGGATCACCAGCTTTTAGAATAAAATCTTGATCTTGTACATTTACTTCTATAATATTATCGTGTATAAAGACATCATCAATCTGCATTTGCTCTGAAGTAACCAAGCCATCGTTTGCTCCGTCAATTTCAAAAACAGTTTTACCATCTAGATCTACAACTTTAAATGTTCTGCTGTTGGGTATAACAATTTCAGAGGCGTCTAAAACAATTTCTTCACCTTCAAATGGCTGTATTATAAGGGGTGCTGCATCTGTTGTTAAGAACTGATCTCCTGACGAGTCTTCAAACATATTCATGCCAGCTATTTCAGCAGTATTAGTAATTATTGTGCCGTTGGTTGCAGTAATATCGTTTTCAACAACAAGACTATTTGTTATGTTTACATTACCGTCAAGCGTAATAAAGTCAGCAGTAGATCCAGCTAATATATTAATATTACCTGCTGTGCTTCTAATTGTATTTGTATTCAGTAGTAAGTCGCCTACATCAATTTCTAATGTTTCAATGCTGTTACTTACATGTGCATTTCCCGTTACGTCTAAAGTGTACGCTGGAGTTTCGTTATTAAGACCTAGTCTATTATTATTAACATCAAAGTATGTTAATGCAACATCGTCAACAGTGTTGCCTAGTTTAATATCAAATCCGTCTCTATACAGAGCAGCCTTCAAGACTTGACCAGATATACGCCCTACAGCCATAACTTCTTCCCCCGGGGATCACACGTCCCTCCAACCAAATTCTCATCCCGAAGGCTCTTTGCCGGTTGACCACAGTATGTCCTGAAGATAAGCCCTCATAGCTGCCCTTCATTAATATTATTTATCGTATTTTAAAAAAAGTTAAGTTATTTGTTAAAGTTGTGCAGTACAGTAATAGGTTTTCCTAGAGGTACATGCGAAGTAAATTCTAGATAATAACCTGTTTCTCGTGCAGTGCCCGATCCTACTGCTGATTCTGTTGCAGTAAACACAGTACCAACAGTGTTAACATCTGCACCTACTAGAGTAAAGTCAGTAGTTGCACCACCTTCACCGTCATCAAGTGATGTAATAATATAATCAGTGCCGCCTACTATTGCAGTTGCAGCAACTTCTGCACCTGTTTGGTGTGATGACGGATTTTGTACTAGGTTATAATTAGTTGTTGATATTTGAAAAACGTTTTCAATTAATACAATCATTGCTTGAGCACTATCAGGTGCAGCATAATCGTTATCTTGATTGTCTAGTGGTCCGAAAATTGTTTCTGTACCACTAGCGCCATTTAGGGTTTGCTGTACAATTGCTCTTGGTTCTTTATAACGAACCTTTCTCCATTGACTGTCTTGATAAAATTCAAATTCTTCAACGTCAGTGTTGTATCTCATGTGTCCATTTTCAGGAAATTGTGGACGACTTTCAGTATTTCCTTTTGGAATTAACATACTATTCTGTGTGTCCATTACGACTTCACCGCGTCCAGTATAGATTATACCTTTGCCGTTTGCATTTTTTTCATTTGATGTCTGACGTTTTACGTATCTCATTATAGCTCCAAGAAACTTACAGTTGCAGAAAGATTAGTTGGGGAGTCACAGTTTAAAATAATTCTGTCACCCTCTTCGATAATGATTTTTTCAGTATCAAACGTAAACGTTTCACCTGCTGCCATTGGCATATTGCCTAGCACTTTATTTATTGCACCGATTGCACTGCCCTGTTTTACAAAATGCATATCAAAAACTGTTGCATCTGCTGTTTCGTCTTCAGGATCTGGTGTAGCAGTATTACATACCATTATAACTGTAACGGCATATCTTGCTTCTGCTGGTACTTCTAATAGTACTGTATCTGTTTGTAGTATTAATACACTTTGTATTGCCATTTTTTTTACCTTTAAAATATAATTCCGTATAGAATAGATTTACTTCTACTAACAAGTTCATCAGTAACACCGTCTTGGTTTGCAAAGAAAATACCTGTACCACCAATTTGTTGCGGTCCTGCAAATACCTTTACACCGTTTGTAGGGTTGTCCGGAGTACTAAGAGGATTTGGATTAGCTGTAATCGATAACACATGATTTACTCTTACCGTTGTCGTTGCAGCATGTGTTAACACTAAATCTTCGCCGCTGTTAGCTGCTTTAATTTGATTACCTTCAAACTCTACACGTTGTATTTCTACTGTATCTTCTAGGAACGTTGTTGTTAGTGTTCCGTCTATTCTTACTTCTACACGACTAGCAGTACCGCTAGTTTCTTGGTCTAGAGATTCAACTGAAGTTTCTGTACTAGTGCCGCTAAAAATTTTACTTAGGCCAACTGTACCTAGTACAGCATCGTCAACGTATTTCTTGTTAGGAATATCATCATCGTCTAAAAGATTTAGTTCATAGTCTGTAGTACCTGCAACACTAATTCTGCCAGTGCCTGCACCGATTAGATTTAGAGTCTCGCCTGCGGTTGCAATTGCATTTACTTTAATGCCGACTAACTCTCCGTCAGTATTAGTAAATGTAAATCCACCGTATTCAGTTGTTAATGCTTCAATAGGATTTTCATCATCACCGGGATCGGTCCAAGGTATTGATTCGTCAAATAGTATTCTTGCATTAGGTAATGTACCTCTGTCAATTTCAAGGCCAGCTGTACCCGACGAACGTGATATTCCTGTGCCTACTTCGCCTTTGTTGATTATAATTAAATTGTCTTCAACTTCTAGATCAGTTGTTTGTAAACTAAAGTTTTCGCCTTCGACTTGTAAGTTACCATCAAGAGTAGCTGTGCCGTCAGCACCTAATGTTAGACTGCCGCCAGCTGTCTTAATTGTAAAGTCCCCATCGGGTATATCAAAAAACTTACTCATGTTTTGCCTCTATAAAGTAAGTAGGGGAAACTAATCCCCTACTATATTTTTTATTTTTAGTCTACTGGATCGTCTGACTCAAAGTCGTCTGCATCCGGTGCTAAATCATCGTTGTCAAGTGTAGCATCAACACCTGCTTCTTCCATTTCAACTGCACCGTCGTCGTCAGCATCACTGAAGTTCCATGGTAGTGATTCACCTGTGTCAACTGTTACTTTACGAGCTGTAATTTTCACAACCTGTTTTAATGCACCTGCATCATCTTTAACAGTCATAGTCATTTCACCTGCTGACAATGCTGCCGGTGTGTCAGTATCTGCTGCTGACACATCTACTAGGAAACAATCTTTGATTGCTGTGCCGTCTGTACAACGGAATTTTTTCGATCCCAGTTGTTTTACAATCCAGCCATTGACTGATCCTGTTCCGTTGTGGAATTGTACTTTAATTTCATTACCTTCAGCAGTTGGTGTGCCGAAAAATCTTTTATTTAGTGGACGTCCCATTTTGTTTCTCCTTGACGTTCTAGGTCTACGCTGTGGGTAGCAGCATAAGTCCTCTCTCGAGGCGCTCATTAGACAAAGTATTTATCTCGTTTGTTCGGAATATAATTTATAAATTCACGTACATAATCAAAATGCTGGCTTAATGTAGAAAATAATTCAGTGTTTAAATTATGGGACACTGCATTGTAGCTTGTTTTACCTATATTAGAATAATAATCGATGTTAATACCGTAATCGGGGAATATTCCTGTAACAAACAAACAGGTATCGCCTAGTGTTTTAGCATCGCTAGTACGTTTCATTTGTAGGAAAGAATGTGCAAAGGAATGATTTGGGAGAAAGTCTATTTTGTTTACATGGCTTGCTAAAAGGATAACCACATAGTGTTCAATTGATTCTGGTAACTCAATACCAGTATGTTGTCTAGTTTCTTGTACTACATCATAAAATGCAGATACATATTCATCTTGCATGAAGTATTTATAAAAAGTCAAAAAAATAGGCGCCGAAGCGCCTATCTTTTATTAAGTTGTTATAACTTAGCTAAAGCTTACGTTACTTGATGTAACGCCAACTTTACCTAGGTAATCAGCTGCGTTACCTAGTGACGAAGCAGTATTCGTTAGCTCAACATATCCATAACGTGTCATGAACGAAACTGTTGGCTCGAATGTTGCTGGGTCTAGGACAACACCTGAACTCATTAGTGGGATATAAGGGCAATAGAACGCTGCTGCGTCTGATTCGCTTGTTCCTTTGTATCCGATTAGTACATCTGCATTATCAGTTGCATATGTGTTTACATATACACGCATTGCACTGTTTAGAGTACCAACCATTTTAGTGTTAGTTGGTGCTTCAAATGTGCCTTCAGTTGTTCTTGCGAACGCTGAAGTTGTTGCAGATTGTAGAAGTGTTAGTGTAAACGGCGAAACAACACACCAGTTACCAGCGCCACGACGTGTACGCTGTGCAATTAGGTTTGATACTCTGTTGATTTGAACAGCAAGTGCTGCGTGCTCGTCACCAACAAAAGTAGCAGTACCCGAAACTGCATTTTGGTCATATGTTTCAATTGCGTTACCAGCAAGACTATCTAGGCTTCCTAGTACTTCTTGATCGATCTCAGCAGTAATCTCTTGTGCAAGAGCTGCCATGATTTCTGCTTCAACGTCGATGCCATGCATTGCTTGTGAATCTTGAGCAGCTTCAAAAGTCCAACGTGCGCTTAGTTTGCGTGATTTGGCTTCTACTGTCTGCTTTAAGATTTGAATCGACATCTGGTTTCCAGCAACGCCTTCCATACTAGCTGTTGGGCTAGGGGCTGCGTCTGAACCTGGGTTACCAGAATACGCTTCAGCAATCTTGAATGGGCTGAATGCTTCATCCCCTGCTGTTGCTCCGTTATCTGTATTTGAATAACGCACACGTAGTGTGTGAATTTGTGCTACAGGACCAGTCATTGGCTGAACGCCAACTAACTCATTTGCAATAACTGTTGGCATTACACGTCTGATAACTGGTAGGATAACACGATTAAGTGTTGCGATGTTACCGGCAGATGTCGCACCAGCAGTTGCGCTCTCTGAAAGATACTTGCGAGTATTTTCGAGCGTAGCTGCCATAACGCCCTTCTTGTTGCCGTTTAGGCCTTCAAGAAGTGCTGTTTTTGTGTCCTGCCAGCGACTTTCTAGTAGTTCTGACATTGGTATATCTCCTTATTATAATCCAGCTAGACGTTTAATGTCTACGACATTGTGATCGTCTGCTTTAGAACTAGTGATGTGTGATTGTTCACGGTTGCCTGTGATTGATTTGCCTTCTGTAAGTGGTGCCTTGGTTTTCTTTGCTGGAGTATTACTATCAATAACTGATGGTAGGTATTTTTCAAACGATGCTGTTAAGCGAGGCGTTTGAACTGTTTCCAGTAAGTCTGTCATTATTGAACGTTGATCCTTGCTTAAAGGAGCAATTAAGTCGTTCATAATTTTTTCTCTTTTAGCTGCTTCAACTAAGCGTGATTTCTCTTTGCTTGCTGATTCAGCTAAACTTTTAGCTTTTGATGCAAACGCCTTAGCTTCGCTAAGTTGCTTGTTTTTAACATCAATTACTTTAAGTAGTTTTGAAGTTTCTGATTTTTCATTTAAATATGAAGAACCATACTCATTTGCGAATGCTTCAAAGATTTTACGTCCAAAGTCATTTCTGCGTGCTGTGTCAATATCTTCTTTAAGTGAACTAATCTCTTTGTTAAGAGTTTTAGCAACTGTTTCGGATACTAATGCTGCACTATCTTGAACGAAATCTTTCTTGACTTTAGCAATATGTGTCTTGGCTTCGCGCACAAGACGCACTTTAGTTTCTGCTAAATCTTTTTTATCTTCGTAAAATTCTGCAATTTCTGAAGCTAATGATTCAACAATAAATTCTTCCAACTTAGCATGATTTTCTTGCATTGCACGTTTATCTGCACGTAGCTCTGCAATCTCTGTTTTAAGTTGGTCAACTACAAATCCTTTTAAAAGATCTGCATTTTCACGCATAGCAATTGCATATTTTGCTTTTGCTTCACTTAGTTGTTTTCTGTCTTCAGCAAATTCAGCAATTTCACTTGCTAAACCTTCTGACAACATTTGATCTATTGCTTCAACCATTGTCTGCTTGTCATGTTCGTACTTCTGTGCGAACTCTTCACGCAATTCCGCAGTAGCCGCTTGACGGTTTTCTGTTACTTTTGCATTCCAAGCTTCTTCAACTTCAGCTCTGAGTTCTTCGCTAATTGCATCATTCTCGAAAAGTTTTGTCAGTGCTTCTAACATGGTTTTTTCCTTATCATTGGAGTCTACTGATTATGTTAATCAGAGATTCCTTTAAATACTTTTGTGCCTTTGTGTCTTCTTTGGTTGCCTGTGCTAATTCGTATGCCTTATACCCTCCACGTGCATTCATTAGATGCTCGTATATTGGTGTTGGATATGCACCGGGAGCGGAAGGTTGTGCTACCGCATCCACAGTGATAATTTCAAAATCGGAAACATTGCCGCTTCCGTCTTCACTAACATTACCGCTACCACGCGATGATACACCTAGTTTAACGCCACTTTCTAGCATTGTTTTAACTAACTGTCCCATTGGAGTAGGCAGTACTTTTAGTTTACCGTAACCGTTTGGTCCGTCCATCCACATATCTGTAATCATGTGGCTTACGCGGTCAAGGTTAATGTTAAGGCCTTCTGGATGATCAACTTCTCCGAGAGGCGTGTATCCGCCTTGAATCTGATCGTTAAGAGTTTTGACAGCCCTGCCTATTTCTTCTACAGGATACACACGCTGATTAGCATTACGTATCCCGCCTTGAATGACAATTCCCTTCATAAAAAGGTCCTTGCCATTTTCAGCAGACTCAACAACCATCTTAGCTTGGTCGAATGTCAAGTGCTCTCGTAGGTTTCTCATTCAATCGTCCTTGTCTTGCTTACTTTGCTCGCTTGCTCAACTTATTAAGTGTTGAACCTGCTGCTTTGTCAGCAGTTTCCGGCTTACCTTTTGTTTCAGCGCCGTGACCTGGCTCTTTCTTCTTGAAAGATGTTTTGCCAGCTTTACCACCAGGAACGTTAATGTTCTTAGTGTTCATTGCTGCTGGTGCTTGCTTTTGAACTGGATTACCTTTGATAGTTGTTCCTGCTCCTGCTTCACCGCTTTCTTCTGTATCTGTGCGTAGGATATTTGCAGTTGTGCCGCCCATATCGTTTTTGCCAGCTACAGCTGATTTTGTGTTAGTACCGTTGTCGCCATGCTTTGCTGGTGCAACTTTTTCTACATACTCGCGCATTTGCTCTGATGGTGATTTTTCAGCTTCGTCAACTTCTTCGTCTGACTCGTCTACTTCTTCGTCTGACTCATCAACTTCTTCGTCTGACGCTTCGTCAACTTCTTCGTCTGCTGATTCATATGTAAATGCTTCTTTTTCTTCGTCGTCGTCGCCTTCGTCGTCCATGTCCATGTCCATATCCATTTCGTCGTCGCCTTCGTCGTCCATGTCGCCTTCATCACCAGCCATCATTTTTTCAAACTCTGCTTTAAGGTCTTCTAGTGCGTCTTCTAGATCTTCTACACGATCTTCTACGTCACCTTCATCATCCATGTCCATGTCGTCGTCGCCATCCATGTCTGGTTCCATGTCGCCCATCATGTCGTCTGCAGGATCACCGCCCATCATTGGATCAGCTTCTACTTCAAACTCATCTAGGTCAAAGCCTTCTTCTAGATCATCATCTGACTCATCAACTTCTTCGTCATCTGCTTCGTCTAGGTCTTCGTCTGATTCATCTACTTCTTCATCCGATGCTTCATCAACTTCGTCATCTGACTCGTCAACTTCCTCTTCGTCTTCTAGTAGAGATTCATAAATATCTCTTGATTTTTCTACCACAATCTCGTGGAATAATGCTTCTGCACCTTCTTTGTCTTCATTGACTAAAAGTTCAAGCATTGCTTCAAACTTGCTACGATCTGCCATTGTTTTCTCCTGTTAAAAAATAAATACCGCTTGCACGGTATGGACTGTCATTATTATTTACTCTATTTGTGAAAAATTGGTACGAAACGGCACAATTTGACACCTAAAGTATAGTTAAATACTAGGTTAAATTGTGTATTTGCATAAATTCGTCAACATATATATGCTTTATGTTATTGATATTTACCAATTCTTTTGGGATAAATCCGTCTCGATCTATTACTCTTATGTAATTAATTTTAGGATTTTCATTAACAGTAATAGTAGTTTGTTTCAACCAATTACCATAAAACGTTGCTCTGTCACTGGTTTTTTTGTAATTTAATGTGTCAGCATACATATTGTTTACTAAACGTCCTTTGTCAAGACCTTTGTAATCAAAACCTAATATGTATATTGTGTCATACGAATGTTGACTGGCTAACCACATTGCAGTTGGGCCGCTACTCCATCCTTTGCTCGGATTAAATAAATTTAGTCCTTCGATTTTTAAATAACTTCTATTAGGATTAGTATAGACTGGATTGTTTAACTGATAGCCTTGTTTTGATATTTCTATTACCATTCTAGTGTCTACAGCAATTAAAAAATCTGGTGTAAATTCTCTATACAGTGCATTACATCCGTATATTTTTCCAAAATTTCTTAGTTTATCCAGCTGTATAGGAAATCTACTAGTACCATTACCTATAACAAATGCAGTTGACCCGTTGATTTTTGGCTCAACCGGTTTGCGTATAATAGTTTGATTAAACTCTTTTTTATGACGTTCAGCTTGTTTGGCCAAGCGTCTTGCTTGTTTAATTTTACGCCATTCTGTTTTTGTATATTGACTCTTGTCTATCTTTGGCACTACATACCTGCCTCTGCATTTGCAGATGCACCGTACATCTGTCTAACAAAATGAAGATCTTTTATTTTTTCTTCTTTGTGTAAGTCAGCTGCTTTTCTAATACGATTTATCTGACGCAGAGTAAGTCTAGTTTTACGTGTGTCATCATAGTTTACTGGAGAAGTATCATGCTCTGGCTCGTACCTATCATTCTCGACAGGTTCGATTGTTTCTTTATCAAAGTAAAATAGTTCTCTTAGTATCATAATATTATTTATATCGTTTGGTCTGTATTTGATGCAGGACTACCGCCTAAATCTTGATCAGTTGTTGTGTCAGGTCCATCGCCTTCAGATCCTTGTACCGGATCTTCACCGTCATCAGCTGTATCTTCTATGCCGTCTAGATCACCTTCAATGCCAGCACCACTGATGCCAGCGCCGCGCATTTCTGCACTTGCGTCGTCTAGCATTGGTTCTAGATCTTCTTCATTTTCCTCACGCCATAGACGTTCGTTTTCTGCAATCTCTTCGTCAGTCATGCCTAGGAATCTTTTTAGTGCAAACCTATTGGAGATGAATGGCAACGCTGCCATTTGTGTATATGTCGGAACTCTTGCATTGTCAATTTCACTTTGTCTATAGCTTGCAAAGTTTTGTGGAGGTTGAAACTTTAAACTAAACATAGCAGTATCAATGTTAACACCCTTGTCTAGCATATATCGTTTAAATTCTTGATCAAACTCTTCTGCAATTAAGCCTTGCAAACGTTCACAATAGGTATTGAAGCGAAGTTCTTGTATGTATGCAGTACCAACACGCCCGTCATTATATTGGCTACTTGCATCATCCGCTCCGGTTGGTAAGTAACTGCTAGGGATACGTAGGCCACGTACAAGTTTATTAGTGAAGTATCTAAGATCATCAATCTCTCCTAAGTTAGTTCCGCCTGGCAGTGTTTCAACTTTTGATCCACGACCTTCTGCTGTTTGAGGGAAGAAGTAATCTTCATTGATTGACAGAGGGTTGTATGAGCTGTCAATTACATTTTGACCACCGCCTGTTTGTGACGGAATACGTCTTTGATGTATTTCTGTCTTTACACGTTCCACAAACTGCATAGCAAGGTGACTTGGCATGTTTCCTACATCAACATAAAACACTCTGCGCTCAGGAGCACGTTGTACACGATAGATAATAATCGCATCTTCAAGTAATTCTTTTTGCTTGTAGACTTTGAAAACAGTTTCTAAAAGACTATTACCGAAAGGATAGTTTTTGTCTAGTCCTTCTGACAGACTGAGATGTACCATATGACTAGCATCAATACAAATTTCATTTTCTTCATTTTGCCAACGGTTGCCAGTAGGAATAGGACCTTTGCCTGTCATGTTTGTTGTGCCAGCGCCGGGATATCCTGCACCCGTTGGGCCAGTTCCTGTTGTATCAAATGGTGTTGTTGCAACCATATCTTTAAAGTTTACATTAAAGTCTTTGATCACATACTGCTCAGGTAGTTTACCTTCTGATTCATTTACAATAATTTTTGTTACATTGCCCGGATCAACATGAAACCATTTTTGTGTTTCCGGATCGCGAACAAAAAATTGATCACCATACTTGAATGCATTTCTAAACAGTCTAAACATGCGTGTTTCAAAGTTTTGTATCTTACTCCACTGCTGTAGATACTGTGATATAATTGTTACTTCACTGTTGGTTGCTTTTTGTTTGAAATCAATTTTGAAGTGTGTGTTGTTCTGTTCATTAAGCTGTGTACAAAACTCTGCTAGAATGTCTAGTGCAGCATTAACTTCCGAGTCTTGGTCCATTGTGTTGTACTGACCGTAGCGCTCGATACGATTGGGTGTGCCAACATATACATCAGGCAAGTAGCTTGAATAGTTTGATCTAGCAGGACCAGGCATGCTGTTACTACCGCCAGTAGTAGAAAAAGGAGAATAACTTCCGCTTGGGTTGTTGCTAGTTGCAACAGGAGTAAAGTACTTTTTCCAACTCATTTATCTTCCTGACCTTCCGCCATTGCGGCCTCTATTTCTTACATTAGTAGGTACTTTAGTAACATCTGAAGGGACGCCGCCGGTGTTCTGAGATATCTTTCTCAAATATTTTTCTTCGTTTGCTTCGTGTTGTACTAGTAATGCTATGTTACTATTTAACTCTTTTAGTATATCTGAATCTATACCCTGGCTGCCGACGCCAGAGTTTTCAAATAGGGATCCTGCATTTACTCCTGTGCCTCGACGTAGCATACCATTGTTGTCTTTGGATAACTCGTCGTTAATTTTTTCTAAGTTGTCGCCCATTTTCATTAATTGAGTATTGAAATTTCTCATGTCAACTATTTTTAAATCAGCTTGAAAGGAAGCCATGTTTTCTTGTAGACCCTGTACTGCACCTATACGCTCAAATGCACCTGCAATTCTTTCAATGCCAGCTGATGCATTTGACAATCTTTCTATAGTTTCAATTTGATCTTTGGTCATTGCGGGTGAAACAGTAGGGACTTTTTTTGGTGGTAATGCGTCTGCACCAGATGTTCCTACTGTATCGCCTTCTTCTGATAGTACTGCGTCTGCACTAGCTGTTCCTACTGCATCGCCTGCCACATAGCCTAATGCGCCGCCACCGAGGCCGCCAAGGATACCACCAATAGCGCCACCGACTGCTGTTCCTAAAAACGGAACAATTGAACCTATTGCTGCTCCTGCTGCTGCTCCTGCAAGAGCTCCGCCATAACCACCAGCTGCGCCGCCGACGCCGCCAGCAACTGCGCCAGTAGACTCGACTTTTTTATCTCTAGCAGAAAGCTCGTCGTCATTAGAAATACTTAATAATTCAGCACCTACTAGCAATGCACCTAGTATTCCGGCTCCGCCTTTAAGCCATTTGGGCATCTTAAATTTTTTATCAGCTGTTGGGTCAACATCTGGCTTTTTAGGCTTGTCTTTTTCTGGAGTTGTTGATGCTGCTTCACGATCTAGTTTTCGCTTTCGGGCTTCTAGTGCAGTGCCTGACAGCGGTTTACCGTTTCTGTCTAATAATTGATCTGGTCTATAGTTGGCTGGTTTTTTTGGCCAGAGGCTTTTTGCACCTTTGACCATAGCACTCGTTACTCCTTTGAGAAGGAATAAACTTTTAATGCCAGCTGTTAGTGCTAGAGCAATTGGATTTCCTAGTAAAAATAATGCACCAATGCCTAATACTATTTCGTCTATCCATGTATCGTTATCCATAGCAGACTTAATGCCGGATACTATAGAATCAATCAACATACCACCTAGAGGTGCTAGACCTTTTAGAATGTCGTCTAAAGCGCCGCCTTCACGCTGGCCGTAGTTAGGATCGCGAGGATCTTCAATTTTTTCGCCCATTAATACGTCAAGAATACTGTTACCGATGCCCTTTAATGCATTACTTATTGCTTTTTTTGGATCTTCTGCAAATGCTTCTAAGAAGTTGCTGATAGATGTTGACATACTGGTTAGTCCGTTGTTGATTACGGACATTGTTTTCTCGTCGCCCAGTGCCTTTACTAGATTATCAGTTACATCTTGAACTGTTTGAAGTATTCCTGAATCGATAAATGCAAGTTTTAAGTTAGTTCTTATGTTATTTAATGTTTCGTTAAATGCAAGCACACTATCTTCTCGTGCCTTCATTGCTGCTTTATCTGCTTTTTCTTTGTTATATTGTTCCTCTGTTAAGAATCTTAAATCCTTTGTTTGTTCTGTAAAGTCAAGTATACCTCTAATACCTGCGTCGCTTTCGGCAAGAGCTTGAATAGTAGTACCGTTTGCTGCTGCAAATGCTTCCATTTCTTCTCTAACTGTAAACATAAAGTTATTCATTTCACGAGGATCCATATCCTCAATATCTCTTGACTTGGCTCTAAATGTATTACTTAATGAACTGAGTCTTGCAGCAAGATCTGAATTAGGAATTCCGTCTGCCATATCAAGCAGTGCATCTTGCATTGCTGCGCCGCCCATTGTTAGATTAGCCAGAAATCTTTTTTGTTGGTCATCGTCCATGCTTGCCATTGCAACTCTTGAACGATAGTCGCTAGCGGCTTGTTTCATTTCGTCTTTGAGTTGATCGCGGCGTTTGCCTGTGATCACCGACAGGTCAAACAACGTGTTTGAAAATTCAGCAGCCGACTTTGCTGTAACTTTGTCTCTAATTCTGCCCATAGTAAAGATATTACTATTCAGTTCTGCTAGGTCAATCAGTGTTTCATTTAGTTCAGTAGACGTAAAACCCAGCTGCATCAACTCTCTGCCTGGTCCATCTCTAAATTCTTTTGATAGTGCGGCTAAATTTTTAGCACCACTGGTTGTTGTAGCACCAAATAACTTTAGGCTTTGACTGTTTTCCATAATCAACTGTCTAAAGTCGTCAATAGGAACACCAGCTTGTGCAGCCATTATACTAAAATCATACAAACCTTTTGCAGCGGTGCCGCCGATGGTACTAAATTCACGATATGTTTCAACATTATCGTCAATCATCTGTGTTAGAGGAGTTAATACTGTGCCAACTAGAGGTAATTCTTTTGCAAAAGTGCTTAGGGTATTACCGCCAAACAACAGTTCGCTGCCAAAAGCAGTCATACGATTTGCTACATATCCAAGACTATTACCTAAAAGTCCAAGACCTTTGTTTAACATCGAAGTGTTGTCTTTTAAAGAATCTGTATTGTTGTCTAACGCTTTTCGATTTTCTTCAACTATTTCTATACCGTCTTTTAATGACTTTGAAAGTTCTTTTGTTTTTTTATTAACTTCTTTAGGATCAAAACCCTTGGACCTTGCAAGACGATCCATGGTTTTTAAAAGTTCGGCTAGAGTTTCCTCACTAGCAACACCACCTTTACCAAAATTGGTAATTTCAACTTCTTCTGCCAACCTTAATTCCTATAAACTGCGTATTTAATAAATATAGATATATACTTTACAATGTATTTATCTGGAGTAAACCATGCCTGAGTTCGATCCTTCGACTTTTATACCACCGGAAGCACCTAATCCGTTAAAAAAACACTTTAGGCAACCAAAAGTCTACATTACTTTACCTAGCAAAGGCATGTTTTATCCTGAAGGTAGTTTAAATATGCCCGAAACAGGTGAAATACCTGTGTATTCGATGACTGCTTCTGATGAACTTACTATGAAAACCCCAGATGCACTGTTAAATGGCCAAGCAACTGTTGATGTAATTAAAAGTTGTATACCATCTATTGCAAATCCTTGGCACATGCCCAGTATTGACCTCGATGCTGTGTTGATTGCTATTCGTATTGCAACATATGGCGAACAATTGGACTTTCCAGTCGAACTTCCAAACACTGACATAGTTAAAGACTATGCAGTTGACCTAAGAATACTGTTAAACAAGTTAGTCAGTGTAACATTTGACAGCGAATGCACTGTTCAGGGCATGAAATGTACTGTTAGACCGTTGACCTATCAAGAATTTACCAAGAGTAGTTTAAAAACCTTTGAAGAACAGAGAATATTTGCTGTAGTTAACAATGACGAAATGTCAGAAGAAGATAAACTGTCTAAATTTGCCAGTAGTTTCAAAAAACTAACTGAATTAACAGTTGATATGATGGCTCAATCTGTTACAAGCATAACAACTGACGAAACTACTGTAACAAATGCTGATCATATCAAAGAGTTTGTAATAAATGCTGACAAAGACGTATTTAAAACACTACAGACACACTTTGATACTCAGCGAGAGAAGTTTTCCATCGAACCTATGAAGATTACTCCTAGTGAGGAAGAAAAAGCACAAGGCGCACCGGAACAGTTTGAAGTTCCTATTGCATTTGATCAATCAAATTTTTTCGTATAAAGATCTTACCAATGCCCCTGGCTGACCTCCTGGCACATACCAAACAAATAGAAAACGAAGGCTTAGAACTGCGCAATGAGATACTAAAACTTATTTGGTATATGAGAGGCAGCGTTAGTCTAGACGAAGGATTTACTATGGGCTATCAAGATCGAAAAATGATAGGCGAAATAGTAAAGGAAAACATGAAAACCACCAAAGAAAGTGGTTTACCTTTCTTTTAATTTCCTACTTTACCGTAATTTTTTAATTTTTGACTTTTATCAAAGTTTTTATCAACTACAGTGTTGGTTTTTGGTAGAGTTTTTTGTAATTGTGCAATTAATCTACGTTTTTCTTTGGCATTTAGTTTTAGTGCAGCAGATTTAGTTGAACTGTAGGTACTAGACGCTTTAGTTGCTGTTTTTCCAGGAGATCCTGAAGCCTTTGCTGGTGCTGTAACGCCTTTTCCAGACATTTTTTGTTGAACTTTAGCTTGGAATATCTTTTTAATACGTGCAGGAGTCATAGGTGCTTGAAGATCAATATCACTAACATCAACTTTTTTCGATGATAGGTATTTTACTACGTCATCAGTAGAAGCTGTTTTGAATTTTTGCCCTTGTGTGCCCAGATGAGCTGCAAAGTCCTGTATCAGTTTATCCACAGATGCTTTTGCGTCTTTTTTGCCAGCTTTTTCTGCTCGCTTGATCATTCTTCCCTGTTTGGTTATAGGAATAAACTCATCAAGTTGTGATTCATTAAGTATATCGTCAAGTCTCATACTATTATTTAGTATATCTGCTTCACAGATATAAGTTTTCGCTAATCGCTCAAACTATACACTCCGTTTTATGATATATAAGTAAGAAACTGAATAACATGAAGTTTTAAATATTCATGTAGATCGTTTCAGTCAGACGGAACCTGTTACGGTTCCGTCGTCTCAAAGAAAAACTTCATGTGAGTCTTATCCAGCCGAGACCTGGAAGTAGGTTTTTTCTGCTACACAATGGGCTCTGACCTTTCCCAACCTACGTCGACATCGTAATAATATGTTTTTGTAAGCTAACAAGTTAATGTTAGTATACAGAATACATATTACTACTACCTCTCGCTTCGTTCCTATTGCTAAAGAGTTTTTATGTGTAATGTGCAGTTTTTTCGACAGCCAACAATCAGTCTATGCCAATCAAACACCCTACTACCGGATGCCGCTCAGCATGTTACGTGTGCTCCTATACGGTAGCCTTTTCCACAGCGGTATTTTTGATCTGGCCCGCCAACCTTATGTGTTGGATTGTTTTGCCTTGATTTGATGTTCTAGCAATGCCTGTTTGAGTTTGTCTGACCCGCCAACTCTAACATTGATGATACCGTTGTAGTATTCATCTGTTTCGAGTACACGCCTGTCAAACTGTTCTTTAGCCTCTAAGTAGGACATTTCGCCCCTGCCTTTACATAGGTATAGTATTTCTCTTGTAAATTTATCTTGGCCTAACTTTTCTACGTCTTCATTTAGCCTATCACTAGATCCCCAATAGGTTTTCCAGTCTGATTCTTTTGTTCCGCGTCGTTTATTTTTTTTGCCTTTTAAGGGTGGCTTAGTAGTTTTAAATTTTGCTAGTTTTTTGCCTATGTATTTGCGATCATCAGTTAAATTGGTTATAATGTAAACAAATCCTTCATACTCGTCTGGTATTTCTGTGACTTCTTCACCATTATATGTCCAATTCATACAATGTTTATCGATTTTTGTATTGCTTGCCTTTAAATTTGGTTTTGTACTCTTTTTGATTCTGCCTAATTTCAGTATTTCGTTCTTTTGCTATTGATCTAATGTCTCTAAGTGCCTTTTGTACAGTAGCATATGAACGAACTGAATTATTTCGTTCCCACCATTCATTTGCTGCAAAATATCGCAGATATGCCTGTACTAATTCTTCGTGAAAGTTGTCTTCGTTCATTTTATAGCAAATCCTGCCTTTAAACCTAATTCTTTGTAGCTAGATAACAAGCCTTCTACCTTGCATGAAGTATTATTCTCATAATTCCATGCATTAATAGTTAACAAAGTTCCGCATACATTGGTAATAGATCCGATTGCAGTATCACAGTCACCGTCTATGACCTTTAACATTTCTCTTTCGGCCATAGCACATTGATATGTTTCTAAATGATTGATTTGATCCATTAAAAAATTAATTTCTGCGTCTTTTTTAGTTTGCACAGCAATAACACCCTGTCCTACAGCCGGTACTAGTTCTTCTAATGCCATAATTTTACTAATTTCATGACCTAGATTCATTGTATCAAGACCTGCCATTGCTAAAATAGTAGCATCATACTCATTATCACGAATTTTTTGTATTCGTGTGTCGATATTACCTCGTATTGGCAGTATTTCACTGTTAGGAAACATTTTTGCAAGTTGTAACTTACGCCTAGGACTGCTTGTGCCTATTTTACACCCGTCTTCTAGGTTACCAATCACAGCATCACGTGGATCATGACGTTTCATAACAGCAAATATGTCTGTATCACTGTGTAGATCTTTAGGAAGGTCTTTAAAACTATGCACAGCTATATCAATATTATTATCCAACAGTTGTTGTTCGATTTTAGTAACAAATACACCTTTGCCTCCTATTTCAGCAATGTTCTTTTTGGCGTATATGTCACCGTCTGTTTTGATTGTGATTATTTCAACATCATAATCGCCTACAGAGTTAATTTTACGTTTAACAATGTCTGCATATGCTAGTGCAAGTTTACTGCCTCTAACTCCTAGTCTAATTTTCATTCTACTATTTCCAAATCGTTTGCATAAGAAGTAAAGCCATTTTCTTTAACAACCTTCAACACATTGTTTACTCTACCTACAAGTTCATCTTTGTGAGATATGAGGAAAATATTTTTATTACGTTCTCTAGTCATCTTTTTCAATACACCGATTGAATTTTCAACTCCTGCACTGTCCATACCGCTATCGATAAGCTCGTCAATAAACAACAAGTTGATGTTTTGATATAAACTTTCCCAAACATCGCGGAATGCAAAGCTCAGTCCTAAGATAAGCCTGTTGCGCTCTCCTCGACTTAGGTTATCAAAGTCTAGATCTTGACCTAGTTGTGTAATTTCTACATTTAGGTCATTCTGGAATTGAACCTGATGCGGTAATCCAAGTGTATCTAGATAATAGGTAAGTCTGTTGTTGAGATATGCTAGGTTTTGATCAATAATCTTCTTGCGAATAAAACTATCCTTGTTTGTGAGCAGTTTTAACAAGAACTCTTGGTGTTCTTTAAACTCAGTTAGGTCGTTTATTGAATCCCAATTAAGCTCTTGTATAGCAGTATTTTCTAGATCAGTAATTTGAACAAGATACGGATCAACTTCCACTTCTCTGTTTGCTAGTGCACTCTTTAGATTGTCAACATTGTTTCTATGTTCGTATGCTTCTTTAGCACTATCATAAAATGTTGTAGGCTTACCATTGATGTCACCAATTTCTTCAAGTGCTATAATAACTTCTGAACACTTTGCATTAATTTCTTGTGCATATGCTGTTGCATCAGCAAGTTCTTTGTTTTTACGCTCTGCAATTTCAGCTTTTTTATCTGCATGAAGTTCTTGACCACACGTATAACATGTTGCATCTTCTAGTTCTAGAATATCTTTATTTGCTTTTTCTACGCTCTTGTTTGCTCGTTGCAGTGCTGGTTCTAGGGTGCTTAGTTCTTTTCTAAGAGCTAGTATAGAGTTATTGTGTTCTGTCCAACTTGCTAATTTTTCGTGTGCTTCTAATTCTGTTTCAATATCTAATTTTTCTAATTCTTCGATAGCAGATACAAGTTTTTTAAGGTCAGTATTTTTCTTAGCAACCCAGGCACGTTGATTATTTTTTAAACTATCAATTGTAGTTTGTATTTTTTGATTGGCACTTTCGATTGCCTGAATTTTAAATGTCTCTTCTGTGATTGCTTGCTTGGTTGTTTTTACTTGCTCTTTGAGTGACTCTGCTTTTTCGCTTAGAATTGTAATTCCAAGCAGTTGTTCGATAATAGCACGTTGGTCGTTTGCTCTCATACTTAGGAAAGGTTCACTATAGGTGTTGAGTGCAACAATATGCTTAAACATATCGTGACTCATTCCTAGTAATTCTTGAATAGATTCCTGTGTTTTACGACTGTCGCCTTGTGATTCGTCTTCTTCGACTTTTTCAGTATTATTAACATAAAACTTTAAAATATTTGGAGAACGACCTCGTTCAATCCTGTATTCTATGTTATTTTTTTCAAAAGACAGTGTAACTAACATTCCTTTTGAGTTAGTTTTATTAATTAGATTGTTTCTTTTAATATTAGTAAGTGCTTGACCATACAGTGCATAGCTAAGAGCATTAATAATAGTAGTTTTTCCAGTGCCGTTACGACTTCCGCTGTCGTCTCCGCCTTGATCTAAGTTTTCACCAAGAACAAGCGTAAGACTTTGCTGATCAAAGTCTACACCTTGACTGACGTTGCCTACACTCATGAAGTTTTTTACAGTTAAATCTTTGATTTTGATCATTCTAAACCATTGTATATATCTAGTAGCATTTTTTTACTGAACTGCTCTGTGTCTAATTCGCTAATTTCACTTGACACAATTTGATCTACACTAGCCATGTTACTAATGTCTAGATCTGTGTTAATTTCTTCAGTCTGCCTTTGACTGATTAGTGTAATTTCTCTACAACCATAGTCTCTAATATACGTTTCTTTTATCAATCCTGCTTCTTCGAAGCTAATTGGAATATCTAGTGTAACACGTAGATGCATCTTGGGCTTGATGAGTTTACTTGCAGGGTCGAGTAATTTACTAAGTGTTGTATTTCTATATTTCGGACAATCTTCCCAGTCGATATACAGCGGCTCGCTATTGTTTTCTTTATCTAAGATCATCATTCCTCTAGCATCATCTCCTGCATCAGCATAGTTGTGAGGAAATGTATTGCCTAGATAGTGTACGTGTCCCTGTTTTTGGCGCTTATGAAAGTGACCTGAAAACACATATTCTTGATGCTTGAAATGTTCAGCTTTTAGTTCACCGTGATCAGGCATCTGTACCATAGCGTTCATATAAAAGCTAGGAAGCTCAAAATGCCCAAACAAATATTTGCTTTTGATTTTAGACATTTTCTTCCATTCATCACCAACTAACCAAGGGACTAGTGCAACATCGTCTTGCTCCCAAATTTCGTCAATAACAGTAACACCCGGAATATGCTTTGCAAATTCAGTGCTCTTCACATCACGCTTGTCTTTGTAGTACAGATCGTGATTGCCAGCAAACATGTAAAAATTATCAAATGCTGCACCGACTTTTTCTAGACTACGAATGCCTGCATCCATAGTAGTTAAGTTTAGACTGTTTCTGTTGTGATTCCAGTCACCACAAAAAAGTGCAGTTTCACAACCATGCTCTTTTGCAGTTTTAATATACCAATCAATAAAATCTTCACAATCTTGATTGTGCATTTTACTATTGCTTTTAAGACCAAAATGTATGTCAGTAAATACTGCCGCTTTTTTAAACAACTATATGCTCCACTTCTCTTTAGAGTATAACAGGAAAATGCTAGGTTGTCAAACTATTTCTTTTTAGTGTATGCTGTAGGATCTGCTTCTTCGTTTCGTCTAATCGAAGCTTCCCATTCGCCTTCATGCAGTCTAGTATGACTTGGTTTGAGATCGTTCATCTCTAAAATGTCATCTCGAATGTTTTGATTGCGTTTTTCTAGATTAATAACACGAACAAAGCTATTAGTAACAGCAGCGGTATAATAAGCAAAGGGGTTATTGGATTTGGATTCATCAAATTGTAGTCCTATTTGTGATAATTGAAGGATTGCTTGTCCTTTCATTTCGTCATTGTATGTATATCCGCGAACATTGCCGCGAGTAGCATAACGATCTACAAGCTTCATCCACATCATGGCAAGATTGTTAGTTGCTTTACCGTGTGTTTTTGAAAAATTACCGTTTTCCATGCCACCTTCCCAGTGTGATTTTCCTACACATATTAATTCTCCGTCGTCGTTGAATTTATAGTGCACAAATGGAGGAAAATTTAATTTTGTTTTAGTATCTGCTATTGTTTTTGGATTCTTTTTCCGGCCGGGCTCTTCTGGAACATGATCAAAGGTCATTACACGAAAAATTAGTTCTTCTTTGGTAATTTTTCGATAATCAACTTCACAGTCTGCTTGTTTGACCTTTTCACCTGCTGTCTTGCGAGCTTCATAATCTTCAGTTGATAGTTTTTTTGCTTTATTTCTTTTTGCTTCAGCAATAGTTCGTATATTAATTGCATCGACACTTAGTAAAATTATATCAAAATCTGCATACTCAGGTGCTACATAACTGTTAAATGTGTTTTTAGATCTGTGTATTTCTAATAATAAGTCTTTGTTGTTTAAATAATTTCTTTTGCGCATTTGTTTTCCTTGTTAAAACTATTATAATATACTCTGATAATTATGTCAACTAAATAGTTATAACAAGGAAAACTCATGAGTACAAACGAAAACACCGGACAACAAAACGCAAACGCCTCGGTAAGCGAATTTGATGCCAGTCAAAAAAGACGTGGTGACCTACCTATAGATGCTCAAGCTGTAAGAAGACAAACTGCTGTTGTACAAGGACCAGTTGATGATACACCACATGACTGGAGAGTAAGCCTAGAAGTTCCGACACTTCTTTTAAGAGACAGTGAAATTTTATCACCGTTGAGTCTAAGTAATAATAGGATGGTGTTTCCATTTACTCCTACTATTATACTAGGGCATAGTGCAAATTATTCTCAAATTAGCCCGACACATTCTAACTATCCGTTTTATGCTTACCAAAACAGTCAAGTTGATACAATAACAATCAACGGTGATTTTTTTACTGAAAATGAAGAGGATGCAAAATACTGGTTAGCCTGTATACATTTTTTAAGAACAATGACTAAAATGTTCTACGGCGACGAAGGCAGTAACAGCGGCAAACCGCCACTGATGTCTAGACTAAACGGATATGGTAGTTATGTCATGAACAATGTACCTATACTAATTACTAGTTTTACAACAGACCTACCTGCAGATGTAGATTATATACCATGTACAATCAACAACAAAGAAAATTATGTTCCTGCGCAGTCGACTATCACAGTTCAAGTAGCACCAAACTACGCAAGACGTTCTGTTGCAGGATTTAATCTACAGGATTATGCTAACGGCACTCTTGTTGGTAAACAAGAAGGATTTATCTAATGTCAGCATTTAGTTTTTACAATAATACAGACGTTACTGCATCGGGTTATTTGGATATTCTAACACCAAGGCCTGTTCCTGTGTCTCCTACAGATATACTGTATGAAATTACAAATGTATACACCTACAGACCAGATTTACTTGCATATGACTTATATGGATCTAAAGACCTTTGGTGGGTTTTTGCACAAAGAAATCTAGATATCTTAAAGGATCCTGTGTTTGACTTTGTAGCAGGTACAAAGATTTATCTTCCGCAGGGAAATAATCTAAAACAAAGCCTAGGAGTTTAAATGGCAATAAATTTATTAAACCTAGCAGTAAATGCAACAGCAGTATCAAACAAAATGCCATCGACTGTTACTAAAGCAATCGGCTCGGGTATTTTTAAAAAAGCACTATCATCCGGATTAACAAGTGACCCGGGTGCAAACTTAAACCTCGACCTAGGCAAGCTAACCGATGATAATTCTAAATTTTTAGCAACAATGGTTACTGCAACTGATCCTAATATTAATGCTGTACAGGCTCTAGTCGATTCTGCTAAAGCATCTATTAATCCTAAACTTGCTAATGCTGTATCTGGATTCGATGCAACGTCTGTTGTATCAAGCATGGGGTTGTCTGCACTACAAGGAAAACTACCAAGTCTAAATGATGTAATAGGATCACAATTTGGTAATTTAGGCATAGACCAAGTTGCAAAAAGAGTTGGATATGCAACCAATGTTGCACTACCCGGATTACCTACTTCTATTAGTAATATTACTAGCCCGTTATCAAATGTTCTTAATTCTGTGGGTGCAGCTTCTCCTCTAATGAATACTGTAAGTTCTTTTAATACACTAAAAAATGCTAATTCGCCTATAGGAAAGATAAATGCAGGTCTTAATTTAGTTAATTCAGCAAAGCAATTAAGCAAATCTAATCCACAGGATATTGTAAAAGGTCTTGCTTCTAATGCAATATCTAATGCAATTGGAAACAAACTTAACGTATTGAATAATGTCGGTGGTCTTCTTGGCAATGTTACCAGCCTTGGAAAAAGCCTTAGCGACTTTTCGGGATCACAAAATATTAAACTATTTGATCCTTCAGATTGGATAAATCCTGACATTGAATCACTGGCTACACAAGCTTTTGCTGATATTGAAAATCTAGCAAATGATTTAACTTCAAATTTTAACATATTTGATTCAGTATTAACAAGTCAAAACATACCTAAAAAAGTAGGATCAGACGGATCTAGAAAATTAGGTAATGTATTAAGAGAATACAACACATACAATTATATACTTACATTGGGAATTTTATCACCCAACGAATTAAACTTTCCAGAATCATATGTTAAAAATGGCATGAAGCACATTATTTGTAAGTCTGCAGGCGGAACCGGTAGCAATCCAGGAGTCAAGCGTCAACGTACTGCATCTGAAGATGCGTTAGGTGCTGATTTAGAATATTTTATTGATAATCTAAGCATTGATTCTGTAGTTAATGCTAATCCGAACACTGGCGTTACACTTGGCACTAGTATTTCTTTTGATATAATTGAACCATACAGCATGGGACAATTTTTAGAAGTTATTAGAGAAAGTGCAGCTGAGCTTGGTTTTGGTAATTTTCAAAATCTACCATTTTGTGTAAAGATTGAATTTACTGGATATGATGCATTTGGAAAACCTACACAATCAGTAGCAGCTCCGAGTTATCTTCCTATTAAAATTAATAACATTGATTTTGAAATCGACGGCGAAGGAAGTAGATACTCGGTAAGTGCAGTTATATATACTGAACTTGCATTTGAAGACAGTGTTGATATAATTATGTCTGACGTATCTGCTTCTGGAAAGCGGGTGCACGAAGTATTAGAAACAGGCGAAAACAGTATTACAACATCAGTAAATGCACTGTTTGAACGTGCTGAAAATAATAATTTAATATCCGGTTATGACAGATATGTAATACTTTTCCCTAAAGATTCAGCTGATGTATCGGAAGCGCTAAAAGGTATAAGCGTAACATCTAGCGAACTGCAAACATTTAATGAAGAAGAAAGTCAACGACGTGAATCTGTAAGCTATGACCCGCGAGACGAAACACAAGGTATAACAGTAAATCGTTCTGCTTCAAATGCAACAAAGTATTATAGAAATTTAAAAATCTGGGGAAGTAGACCAGAAAATATTAATGCTATTGGTCTAAGTCTAGTTGTAGATGATGTTGCTAGACAAAAAAACATAATGAACAAAGCACAACGCTATGAATTAGCAAATGATGGTCCGGGACAAGTTGAAGAAGTTGTACTGCCTGAGGTTGGCAATGTTCTCGGCTACCAGTACAAACAAAATTATCGCATATCAAAAATAATAGAAGATGTCTGTGCAGATTCTGAATATGTACAGGATGCAATAAACAGTTCTCCAGCAGGCGGACTAAAAAGCTATTATAAAATAGAACAGATGGTTTTTATTGAGGATGAAGCAGGAGTAAATCCTGATCTAGGTCGTCCTAGAATGACATATGTGTACTGTATTGTTCCTAGCTTTATATGTGAATCTAAAGTAATGGCATCAAAAGAAGCACCAACTGCTATAGCAGAAAGAAAATCGGCAGCTGATAAAGAATACAATTACATATATTCAGGTAAAAATGAAGATGTATTAGACTTTAATATTAATTTTGATAATGCATTTCGTGAACTAGTGTTAGCTGACTTTAGCAAAGGCGCAGTGTCCGGCGGCGAAAGCGGAGAAAATATTTCTAGAACAGAAGACCAAGCATATTCTGCTGGTAATTCAGCTGTAAAAGATGAAGCTGTAGGAACTACAGTACTAGGCACACAAAATCAATACGAATTCTATAACGGTGCACAAAAAACATCAGACCCTGAATCACTAGCAAAGCGCAACAGAGCAGAGCAATTTCATTCTAGATTGATTAATTCTCCGCTAAACATGATCACAGCTGACCTATCAATTTGGGGCGATCCTTATTATCTACCAACTGACGCAGGAAATAGTAGACAAAAACTAGTAGGTAGAACAATGACCTCGGACGGAAGAGCTGATACAAGATTAAACGAATTAAGTATTGTAATTAATTTTAAAACACCACTGGATTATCCTCAACTAAACGGATCGTTCTTAATGGGCATGCCAGAACTAGTTAAGCCGTTTAGCGGATTGTACAATTGTTGGGGTATAACACATACATTTAACAAAGGTCAATTTACGCAAAATCTTTCTTTACAACGTATTTCTAATCAAACCAATACGCCAACAGGAACCGGTATTATAAATGGAACTAGTGCTAGATTTATAGGTGACAGATTAGTAGGTGGACTATAATGAGTGATACAATTATTATAGCAATCGGAACTGCTGACATTGACGATACTTCTAAAACAGCAGAAAATGTTACAGGAATTGTTGAAAATGCAAAAACAAAAGGATATACAAATATAATCATTGTTCCACCGAACCCTGATCCAGAAATTGGATTTCCTGACCTACATAATCTAGTTAAAAATGCAGCAACATCCGCCGGCGCAACTGCATATCCAGTAGACGGTCTTTATCACGGTAAAGAACAGCCTGAATTATTAACAAAAGAAAATGCTGCTAAAATAAAAAATGCATACCCTGGAGCAGTAATTGTAGGAGATTCAAATGCCGCAAGAATTAATTCTTTTAATGCGTCTAGCACAATTAAAAAAGAAGGAACCACAACTGATATATTAGATATTACAACCAGTGAAAATCTAGGTGAAGCTATTGAGGAAGATCCTCTAAGCTTGGATGCATTTGTTCTTGACTCGATTGACAGAGCATTACTTGATCATATAGCAGAAGGCGAATCCGGAAGATTGGGCTATTTTGCACATTATTCAAACAGTTCGAATCCATCATTAACTACTAAAACTCTACGACAAGTACAAATGTTTCAAGCACGATTACTAAAAGATAATGGCGGTACCAGTTGTGCAGTAGGCAGATATCAGTTTATTAAAGCCCCCCTTGCTGAAACAATTAGATCTTTAAAATTAGATATCGATCTTACTCGATACAGCCCTGAAATACAAGATGTAATTTGCATTAAAAGACTATACAATCTAAGACAATATAAAAAATGGAAGCTAGGAAAGATTACTGATATTGACTTTATGATAAATTTATGTAAAGAGTTTGCAAGTATTCCTCTTCCAGTTCCGGTTAACGGTAAAGCAAAAGGTGAAAGTTATTACTCCGGAGTATTAGATAATTCCGCTCACGGAAAACCAGATGAATTTTTACAAGGCTTAAAGGACTGTAAAAAAGGCGGCAATGGAAAAACCACTAGAGTAGATGCTACAACAAATAGCAATAACACAGCAAATCCTTCTGTCGGCGTATCAGATAAAAGAGCAACAGAACACGCAGTTAGTGCAGGACAAGTAACATCCGGCGGCAAGCGTGTAAACTCGTATCCGTCTACTCCTTCAGAATTGCCAGCAGTTGGTGATGTTTACAAATATGAATTAATAGATCCGCAAGATGATAGATATGATTTTAGACTAGGTAAAAAAATACGAGACGTAGCACATCTCGGTGAAAAAGCTATAAAAGATATGCCTGATTATGCACCACCGGGCGACAATTCGGGTGTTGTAGACGACAGCTTAGATCCGTTCGGCGGCGCAGGCCCAACAATACCTAATCCATTAGATGCATTTGGCGGAGCAGGCCCAACAATACCTAATCCATTAGATGCATTTGGCGGAGCAGGCCCAACAGTTTTAGATTCGCTAGGTGATGCTATTAATATAGATCCACTTGAAAAATTAGAAAATGTAAAGCAGATTAAAGATCAGCTAGGTAAAGTAGGAATTTCAGATATATCAGCAGTATCAAATATTGCCGGTATGTGTGAAAATGTATCTGGGCTTGCAACTGATTATGTAAAATCATATGCAAATATTGCTAATAGTTCTATAAGAAATATTTTTGGCAATGCAGTATCGAATTTTTCAGATGCACAGTTAGGTGACCTAAAGTCATCTCCGACTAAGTTTTTTGATGAGATATTAAAAAATGATGGAGGTAGTAAATTTTCACCAGCTGGATTTTTAGGAATTGCAGGCAAGGCGAATTTCCAAGCAATTGCAGACTCAACTGGGCTAGACATTGTTAACAATGTTAATTTATTAAAAGACCCAATTACCTCAGCTAGAACCGCCGCAGAGTTTTTTAAAAATAAAGCATCTAAAGTTGATCTATCAAGTGCACGAAATGTATTTGTACAAGCAACCGGTGTTGATCCTTTCCTAGAAACTGATCCTAACAAAAGATACGAGTTTATGAATCAATTTAGAGATGTTGAAAATAAATCATCAGTCTGGAAAAATATATTAACACCATCTTTAACTGCTGATGCTTCGCCTGTTATAGCTGCACAGTCTGACAGTCTAGAAGGAATATCAGATAAACCTCTGCCACAAACACGCACATCTGGCACTGCTAGTCAACGCAGTAGTATTTCTCGAGAAGAAAAAGAACTAGAAAACATAACCGACAGGCAAGAACTCCTAGATATTGTAAATAACTCACACACTGCAAGAGATGGTAGAATTTATGATCAAGATAATGTTGATGTAGGCGAAGCCCCAGAAGATAGTAAAATTAAAGTTGATTATCAAGGAGAAGTTGAGTATGATGATCCTAGAAAAAGATTTGCAAATGACGGCACAGGCCGTGTTGAGGATGTAATTGAAAAGCTTACAGCACCTACAAGATTTTTTAGAAATACAGATGCTGCTGTTAGACAGATTGACAGATATAAACTCGATATCACTCAATTTGCAATTGTAGAAACGCCCAACGGCAGAGCGCAAGTAAGACTATTACGATACTAATAACTAAGGACAGACTTTAATGAGTTATTCAAGAACCACAGTACAAGACGGACCAATAAGCAATAGCGGTCCTTTTGAGGCTATTATTGTAAATCATTTAGATCCCTATATGCAAGGTACCCTTGAAGTTGAACTTATTAGGCGTACATCTTCGAGTAATATTCCCGAAAGAAGCGGACAGCTAATGATTGTAAAATATCTGTCCCCATTTTACGGCGTTACACCTGCTACTGGTCTAAAAGAAAACGATGATTTTCAGAGTACACAAAAAAGTTATGGATTTTGGGCTGTACCTCCAGATGTAGGATCTCGTGTTTTGGTAATTTTTGCTGAAGGCATTACGTCGTATGGATATTGGATAGGTTGTGTACAAGACAGCAACATGAATATGATGGTGCCAGGCGGAACTGCATCAACTGTGTTGCACACAGAATCCACACCCGACGACCTAAAGGATAAGAAACTACCAGTTGGTGAATACAATAAAAAATTAGAAGATCTTGCTGCTGCTGACCCACAGTTTTTTAAAAAACCATACAATAAAGATTTTACAGAAATATTGCAAGTACAGGGACTAATTGACGACGAGACAAGAGGAACAACAACCTCAAGTGCTAGAAGAGAAGCCCCGTCAATGGTATTTGGTATGAGTACCCCAGGTCCACTTGACAAGCGTAAAAATCATCCTAAAGCAAAATACGGTTATGACATAGATGGAGTAGATATTCCCTATAATAGACTGGGCGGATCTAGTTTTGTAATGGATGACGGAGATCAAAACCTAATTAGAGCAACACACGCAGAAGATGGTCCTCCTATATACGTTAACAAACGAATCAAAGAAGAAGGCGGTGACGAAACTATTCCTCAAAACGAAATGATTAGATTTAGAACTAGAACAGGGCATCAAATAATGATGAACAACAGCGAAGACCTAATCTATATTGCAAATTCACGAGGGACCGCATGGATTGAAATGACATCAGACGGTAAAATAGATATACATGCTCAAGACAGTATAAGCGTTATGAGTGATACAGATATTAATTTTACAGCAGAGCGAGATTTTAATGTAGAAGCCGGACGTAATATAAACATGAAGGCATCTGCACGATGGAGTGACGGTAAGCATTTTGAACAAGAAAAACAAAGCGGAAGAGTACAAATTGAAAGTGCATTCAATACTAGTATTTTAGTAGGAGCAGAACACACAGTAACAGTTGGTGCCAATAGTCATTTATCTGCAGGCGATAGTATATTTTCACATGCAACTAGAAATACACATCTATCCAGTAACTCGCATATGTTTATTGAAGCAATAGACGGTGCTCTGCACACAAAAGCAGCCCACTCGATATATAGAACTGCTGGTTCAAACGTATATGATGATATCGCTGGCAACTATTTGCTAACAGTTGAAGGGTCAATTAATAATAGAGCAGGTATTAGTATTTTAACAAATGCAGTAGAAAATATAAACACCACAGCTGGTATAGACATGTTCAACAAAACAACAACCGGATCAATACATAATACTGCTGAAATAAGTATGTTTAATAAAACTGTTACAGGCGAAATGCATAATATTGCAGAAACTGATATTTTTAATCATAGTAAAACTGCAAATATTAATAGTCTTGCAGAGCTGTCTATTTTTGAAGAATCCGGAACTACGCACCATGTAGTTGTGGGACAAAGTTCTTATCATACAACTGGGTCAAATGTTAATATACAAGCTGCTGGTGTAATAGCAGCAGACGCAGGAGAAATACATTTAAATAGCGGACTATCTGGCAGTGCAACTGCTGCCACCGCAGGCATAGATGCACTGTTACCTGCTAATGCTGCAAAGGCAATCGAAGCCGGCAGTCCTCAAATGCCCGATACAGTAAAGCCGCTATCAGAAATAACGTTACCGTATGTATTGCCAGGTGTTACACAACCTGTACCTTATAAATCGATTGTGCCTAGGGCACCACAACATGAACCTTGGCCACACCATGAAAATATGAATCCTTTAGGATTTAAGAGAGATCAAACTGATAGGGAAGAACCTGGTATGTTAGCATCAGCTGATAGATTTATATCTCCAGACACATTCCTAAGAAATTCATCAGTAGCTGAAGCAAGTGTACGAGTTAGCGGCAGCGGCGGTGATATAATGTCAGATAGCTTACCAGACGAAGAAGGCTTCTCAGGTCCAGTTTGGATAAACGACGAAGGTGATAGTATTAGAGTTGGACCAGACGGAGTTATGGCTGAAATTGATGCTAGAGCTAGAGGATTTAAACCATACGAACCACCAAAGATCGAAGGCTATGACGAAACAGAACGTGTTTATTATCAAGCAGCTATTAAAAAAGGAAAAGACAGCGGAAAGTTCCGTTGGTATCCTCTAGAACCAAAAATGTTACAATTATTAGATAAAACTGCAACTATTTGTGATGTAAAAGTTATGGTTTTCAGTGCTGGTCAAATGCCTAGATCAGAATGGAGAAGAACTCCAGGAGCTCGAGCAAGCGGCAATAAAAGATACATAGGTACTCAAAAAGTAAACACCGGATCACTGAGACACGATTACGGAAGTGCAGCCGACATATATGTATACGACTTTAAAACAGGCAAAACACTTGTTCAAGATAGTCCTAGATTCTTACAATTTATTGAAGAATTTTTTGCAAACGGCGGCAGAGGTGTTGGTGCAAAAAATGGTTACATGGGCGACAATGCTATGCATGTTGATATTGTTGGCACAGATCGCGGCGGCGGCAATATTTGGCTTTCTTCTCCAGCAGTAAAATCAGCATATGCTAGAGGCGTAAAAAGACGTACTTCTCCAATACGCAGTGCATTTTATCATGAATTTAGATAATAGATAAATATTATTATGAGCACACTAGAAAAAAATCTTTACAAAAGAGTACAAGTTTCTACTAACAATAGAACACAAACAGTAACTAGAGGAAGTGCTTATAGAGGATTTTCTACAGTAAACGATAAAGTAGAAGGTTTTGCTTTATATGATTTTGAATTAATCAAGCAAGATATCATTAATCATTTTCACATACGCCAAGGTGAAAAATTAAGTGATCCTAACTTTGGTACTATTATTTGGGATATGTTATTTGAACCCTTTACAAACGAAAATAGAGATGCTATTATAAGGAACGTTGCAGATATCATCAATTATGATGATAGAGTAACAGCTGAACAAGTGGTAGTTGATACATACGAAAGTGGCATTGAAGTTAGTGCATTACTAGTGTTTGTACCATATAATATATCAGAACAACTGCTGTTTAAATTTGATAAAGAAGCACTTAACTAATTAAATGCAACTATAATTATTCCTGATAAATATCATACAACATGAAGGAATAATCTATGTCATCAACCGATAGACAATCTCGAGTAATTGCTACTGAAGATTGGAAGAAAATTTACCAATCTTTTAGTAATGCAGATTTCCAAAGCTACGACTTTGATAATTTACGCAGAACAATGATTAATTATCTGCGCCAAAACTATCCGGAAGATTTTAACGATTATATTGAAAGCTCAGAGTATCTAGCACTGATCGACATGATTGCATTTTTAGGACAAAATTTATCCTTCAGAATTGACTTAAATGCCAGAGAAAATTTTCTAGAAACAGCAGAACGTAGAGAAAGCGTACTAAGACTAGCTAAACTTATTTCTTACAATCCCAAGAGAAATATACCAGCATCGGGCCTGTTAAAATTTGACACAGTATCTACAACAGAAAACATAATCGATAGTACAGGAAAGAATCTACGTGAAACAACAATTTTGTGGAATGATAGAGCCAACCCAAACTTTTATGAACAGTTTATAAAAATTATAAATGCTGCTCTTCCAAATGCAGAAGGTGTAGGATCTCCGACTACTACTGCTAATATTGAAGGTGTAGTAACTGAACAATATAGATTCAATGCATTAAATCCTGATATCCCGGTATTTGGTTTTAGTAAATCAGTTGAAGGTGTTAACACTCGTTTTGAAATTGTTAGTACTGGCATAGAAAATGAAACAATTATAGAAGAAGCACCATTGCCGGGTAATAATCCTTCGTTTTTGTACAGAGACGACAGTCAAGGTGCAGGAAGTACTAACACCGGATTTTTTATGCATTTTAGACAAGGCCAACTTGAAAATGCAACTTTTAATTCAGGAAATCCTGTGCCCAATCAAATTGTAGGTATTGACGACACTAATATTAATAATAATGATATATGGTTATATTCGATTGACTCTAATAATTTTGAGTCTTCATTATGGAAAAAGTTAGATTCAGTAGAAGGCAATAACATAATTTATAACAGCTTGTTTAAAGATACAAAAAATGTTTATGCAGTAACAACAAGAGCTGATGATAGAATTAACCTAGTATTCAGCGATGGCGTTTTTGGTAATCTACCATCAGGTAACTTTAGAATCTATTACAGAACCAGTGACAATCGAAACATGGTTATTAACCCCAGTAGTTTACAGACAATTAATATTGAAATACCATATATTAGTAGAAATAATTCACAAGAAACGCTAACAATTGGACTTAGCTTAAAAAGCACTGTGTCAAATGGTCGTCCTAGTGAAACAAGTGCAGATATAAAGCAAAATGCGCCAGCAAGCTATTATACGCAGAATAGACTGGTAACAGCAGAAGATTATAATATTGGTCCCTTAGGTATTGACCAAGATATTATTAAAACAAAAACAGTTAATAGAATTTCCAGTGGTATCAGTAGATATTTTGATCTAACAGATCCAACTGGAAAATACTCTACTACAAGTTTATTTGCATCTGATGGAGTACTGTATAGACAAGAGTATTTAGATAACTTTAATTTTACATTTACTACTCAGTCTGACATTGAAGGAATAATTTATAGTCAAATAGAAAGTAGAATTGCAAGTAAATCTGTTCAAAACTTTTATAACGAAAATTTTGACAAAGTTAATGTTAGTGACCTAAATGCAATATGGAGACAGTCTACAGCAAAGACCAATAGGTCTACAGGGTATTTTGAACAAATTTTAGATCTAGATGAAATTTTTATTAGTGCTAATGGCAATTCTGCAGAATCGAGTGTTTATAGTGTAGGCACATATACTACAAATGCACTAAAAAATATTAAGCCTGGTTCAATGTGTAAATTTACAGCACCTGATGGTTATCATTTTATGAAAAATGGTACACTAATGCTGGGAACAGCAGATCACCAAGGCAGTAGCAATTATATCTGGTCCACTGTAAAATCTATTGACGCAGATGGTACTGTAGTCGACGATGATGGGTTCGGTCCTATTGTATTCAACGATATTATTCCTAATGGTGCAATTTTAAATCAAATTTTACCAAAATATGCAATCTCTATAGTTGATGACGTAAAAAAACAAATTATAGATAGAACATTTGCATATAAAGATTTTGCATTGAGATTTGATCAATCATCGAGCGAATGGAAAATTATTACAAGTGATAATCTAAACACATATGCTCCGTTTAGTCTACAACGTCAAGGAAATACATCTAGAACTAATCAAGATAACAGTTGGATATTCTATTTTCAAACAGATGGACAAACATTTAACGTATCATACAGAAATTTAAGATATGTATTTGAAAGCGAATCTGAAATAAGATTTTTCTTTGACAGTGCCGATAAAGTCTATGATACAAAAACAGGAAAAATTGCTCAAGACAAAATTACTATTTTAAACATTAATACAAAACCAAATAGTCTTGAAGCATTTAACAAAGATTTTGACTGGAGTATTTCAAACGCATATAAAGATTCAGAAGGATACAACGATACTCGTCGTGTGCAGCTAGCGTTTTATGACAGTGATGACGATGGTATCGCTGATAATCCAGAATTGTTTAAAGAAATTGTAGACGAAACAAGTTTTGTATTCCAAAAAAAATACAGTTCAGTTGACGGAGTAGAAAATTACAAGTACTTTGACAATTCCACTGGTACAGTAAAAGTAAGACAAAATGATGCACTTGACCCAATTAATGTAAATGCTGAAGTTGACGGACAGGTGTTTTATATAGTAGATTTTGATTTATTTAAAGTACTCAACAAAACACAAAATAACATGACAATTACAGATGAGTATAGAGCATTTATTGGCAGAGCGGGACTAAAGTTCCATTATGTTCATGTAGCAGATTCTAACTATAGAATCGACCCAGCAAGTAGTAATATTTTAGATACATATGTACTAACAAAAGATTATGACACTCAAGTTAGAAAATATGTAAACGGTGGCATCGCATCATTACCGTTACCACCTAGCTCAGATGAACTATTTAGAAACTACGGTACTAGTATAAACGAAATAAAAAGCGTAAGCGACGAAGTAGTATTTCATCCGGTAACTTATAAAATGCTATTTGGCGAAAAGGCTGATCCAAGACTACAGGTTGTTTTTAAAGTTGTAAAGAACAAGGGAATTGCACTAAACAACAATCAATTAAAGTCTACAATTGTACAATTAATAAATCAATTTTTTGCAATTGAAAATTGGGACTTTGGTGATACTTTCTATTTTCAAGAACTGAGTGCTTATATTATGAACAATTTATCTCCTGATTTATCGAGTATTGTTGTAGTGCCAAAACAAGCAGATCAAGTGTTTGGCAGTTTGTTCGAAATAAAATCCGAATCAAATGAAATATTCTTAAATGCAGCAACAGTAAATGATATTGAAATTATTGACGAACACACATCAACTAATTTACAAGCATCAGGGCTAGTTATTACAAGTATATCCAGTACAATACAAGGTGTACAAACTAGAAGTACAACTGCTCCTACTACACTACCCAGCAGTAGTGCAACAACTGGTTCAATAGGAAATATTGCAAATAACAATGACGAAGGAAGTACCTACTAATGGCAAATACACAAAGCGAATTTGGGTTACCAACTCCAGGCGACGATAAAAGACAAAGTGCAAGATTTCTTCCTAGATTTTTTAGATCAGAAGCAAACTTAAAATTTCTACAGGCAACAATTGACCAACTAATACAGCCTGGCGTTGCAGAAAAATTAAGTGGATATGTTGGCAGAAAAACAGCCAAAGGTTTCAGAGCTACAGACACTTACATTCCAGAAACAAGCCTACAGCGCCAGTCGTATCAGTTAGAACCTAGTTTAGTCATCAAAGACAATGTTGATAATGTAAAATTCTTTAAAGACTATAATGATTTCACTAACCAACTTAAATTTTTTAATGTTGATGTTAGTGATCATAGTGTTATTAATGAACAAGAATCATATCCGTGGAACCCTAATATTGATTGGGACAAGTTTGTAAACTTTAGAGAATACTATTGGCTACCCAACGGACCGTTGAGTGTACCAGTTCAAGGTCAAAGTGAAGAAGTTACTAGCACCTACACAATTACAGCAGAAGACCAAGGTGATAATTTTGCATATGTATTCAGCAATAGACTAGCACGTAATCCGAGTGTAAAATTGTTTAGAGGACAAAAATATAGATTTGAAATAGACTGTCCAGACCATCCAATTGCTATTGTTGTTACTAGATCGTTTACTCCAGGAAATGCAGTAATTGTTGCAACTCAAGAAGGTATTCGCAGTGACGGTCTTTTTGGTGCCGAGTTATTTGGAGTAAACTTCGACGCAGGAGAATTTATTGTACTTCCCGAAGCCGGAGGCGTAACGTTTGAAGACGATGATAACGTAAGTACGCTTTATCCTGATGGCATCCGTAAGCTAGGCGAAGCCGGCGAAGAAATTGCAAATGTCTATATGACCAAAGGTGCTATTGAATTTACTGTTCCGTATAATGCACCTAGTAAACTGTATTATATTAATTCTGATGATATTGATATGAGCGGCGAATTCAGAATATATGATATAGAAGAAAATACATATCTAAATGTACGTGACGAAATTATCGGTGCTAAAACTTATTCAAGTGCCAATGGCGTAAAGTTTACAAATGGTCTAAAGGTATTTTTTAGAGGACAGACAACTCCTGAATATTATGCTCAGGGTAATTACTATGTTGAAGGCGTTGGCACAAGTATACAATTAGTTGCAGAAGATGATCTAATACTTCCTCAAGCATATACGTCAACTGAAGTGATCGAATATGATACTGATAAATTTGATAGGTTACCATATTCAACAGCTACAGGATATCCGGATCTGAAAGATTATATAACAGTTAACAGAGCAAGTGTCGACGGCAATGCATGGGCACGTTCGAATAGATGGTTCCATAGATCTGTAGTTGAACAAACAGCACTTTTTAATAATATCACATCGGATGTAGATCAGTCAACAAGAGCATCAAGACCTATTATAGAGTTTGAACCTGGATTGCATCTATATCAATACGGTACTGAATTTAAACAAGATATCGATCTAATAGATACATTTACAACAGACGTATTTTCTACAATTGAAGGTAGTATTGGCTATAATGTTGATGGTGTAGATTTAGTAGAAGGTATGCGTGTATTATTTACTGCTGACACAGACATTAGAGTCTCGGGCAAAATATACGAAGTTAAGTTTGTAAGAATAGTTAACGATAATGTAGTTAGTTTAATAGAAACAGACGACACATTGCCGTTAGAAAATGAAAATGTACTGGTTAAGCAAGGTACTAAAAATAAAGGCAAAGTATACTTCTTTAAAGACGGCTGGAAAGAAGCACAGGAAAAAACAAAAACTAACCAATCACCGATGTTTGCTCTTTATTCTAATGCAGGTGATGCATTTGGCGATATGGAAATTTATAATAGTTCTACATTTAGAGGAACTAAACTATTTTCCTATAAGCAAGGCAACGGCACAGCAGATTCTGAACTAGGGTTCTCCCTGTCATACAGAAATATAGACAATACTGGTGACATATTATTTGACTTTAATCTAGAGTCTGATTCTTTTACATACCAAGAAAATGAAATTACAAATACAATTTTTACAAAAACTGGTTTTCTTAAAAAGTACACAACTAGAGAAAACTTTACCTATGCCAACGGCTGGAGTAGTATACCATATATAACATCTCAATGGGTAATTAGAGAATATCAATCGTCAATTGAAAACCAAAACGGTTTTGAAATAGATGTATACGACGATGCCAGCACAATTTTAGACTTAAAAATTAAAGTTTTTGTAAACAATATATTACAAAATAATGATTTGTATACTTTAATAAAAGTTAATGATAAATTAATTGTTGAATTTAGTTCTGCGATTCCTGTAGACGATTTAATTATCATAAAAACACAGTCGTCTACACCAAAGAATGAAAATGGATATTATGAATTTCCAATCAACCTAGAAAAAAATCCTCTAAATGCTGACATCTCTACATTTACACTAGGCGAGGTATCTGACCATGTAAAAACTATAGTTGACGATGTTGGTGATTTTGATGGAGTATATCCTGGGTACAGCAATCTAAAAGATTTAGGTGACCTTGACCGTTACGGTAAACGATTTATCAAACACTCAGGACCGTTAAATTTACCGATGTACTTAACACTTGATAAGAAATATAATATTGTTAAGTCGATAGAGTATTCTATGAGAGAATACAGTAAGTTCAAAAGAAGTTTTATTCAAGCCGCTTCGACACTGGGATTTGATGGCGATACAAAACAACATGTGGATCTTATACTAAAAGAATTAAACAAAGACAAAACCAAAACACAGCCCTTCTACTTTTCAGATATGATAGGTTATAAAGGTCATGTCAGAAACGAATATGTTGTATTTGATGATGCAAATCCGTTTTATCCACTAAGTTCAAATTTTAATTTAAAAAATCTCAACACAAGTTCTGTTTTAATTTACCTGAATGGTAAGCAATTAATGCATAACAAAGATTATATATTTACAGATGAAAGTTTTATACAATTATTAGTTACACAGCATATCGATGACATAATAGAAGTATACGAATATAATAATACTGATGGCTCATTTGTGCCGCCTACTCCAACAAAGTTAGGTCTATATCCCAAGTATGAACCACAGATTGTACATGACGATATGTGGCTATCGTCACAAGGTACAGCTAACGAATCTGACCCGTACCAAATTTATGGCCAAGATCCAACTAGTGATACAGTGGGTTGGTTTTATCCATTATACTTAAATAGAGCAGCAGCAAAATTAGCAGACGAAAATGGCGAAACAATACAAGTCGAAATAAACGGCAGTAGTAAATTATATTATTCTCCTAAGTCTGCTTATACTCGATCAAACGAGCCTAGTGCATCATTGACAGTTTATCCTGTCGGCGAAGCAATTATTATCGGTCACGACGGTAGCCGAATATTGGCATACAAGGATTATAGAGACAATCTAATATTAGAACTAGAAAAAAGAATTTTTAATAATATTAAATCAAACTATGAAACTAATATTTTTAACAAAGACGACTTTGTTAGCAGTAAGTTTAGACAGAGAATTTCAAGATCTAAAATTGATAAAATTTTATTAAAAGATTTTATATCATGGAATACTAATATAGGTGTTGACTATACTTCGAATATCTTTTATAATACCAAAGACCAGTTTACATACAATTATAGCAAATCAACCAGTAAAGTTGACGGAGCGTTTTTACCTGGATATTGGAGAGGTGTGTTTGTAGAATTATACGACACAGACCGTCCGAATACACATCCTTGGGAAATGCTTGGTTTAACAATTAAGCCAAATTGGTGGGAAGACACATATGGCAAAGCACCATATACAAGCAACAACTCTATACTATGGAAAGATCTAGAAGAAGGAAGAATCAAAGACCCTAGCTTGTCAATTCAAGTAGATCAACGATATGCACGTCCTGGCCTATCTACTTTTATTCCTGTTGACTCACAAGGAAATTTACTATCTCCTATTAGTTGCGGATATGCAAAGAATACAGTTCTTAGAGATACTGATACTGTGTTTAAGTTTGGCGACAGTTCTCCGGTTGAGTCAGCATGGCGCAACAGCAGTGAATATCCGTTTAGTTTAATAAAGGCAATGCTATTAAATCAGCCTGCAAAGTTTTTAGCTTTAGGATTTGATGTTTCGAGAACTACAAAGAATTTAACCAATCAGATAGTTTACTCTAACACAGGTAGACCTGTTGAACTAGACAAACTAATATTTCCTAACACATACAAAGACACACAAAAAGTATTAACTAGTGGAGTTGTAAATTTTATTCATGCACTGATAGGTAGTAATGTTTTAAAAACCTATGACGAGTTTCAAACTGATATTAAGTCTATTGAAAATAAAATTGCATTTAGACTTGCAGGATATACTGACAAAACAAAATTGAACATTGTTTTAGATAGTAAAAATCCTGCTGCTCAAAATACTGCAAGTATCTTTGTACCGGATGAAAACATCTCAGTTTATACAAATACCAGTTCACCAATTGACAGTGTCGTATACAGCGGAGTTAGAATTGAAAAAACATCAAATGGTTATATTGTAAGTGGATACAACGACGACGAACCAACTTTTAAATACTATGCACCCGTATCTACAAACAGAGATGCAACTATTGTAATAGGCGGCACTCTAGAAAGTTCGGTAAATTGGTCTCCTACACAATTTTATGTAAAAGGCCAAATAATTACCAACGACAATGATATATATCGTGCAACCAATGACTTTACAAGCGGTAATAGTTTTTCAGCCGAAAATGTTATAAAAATTCCTGAAATACCAGTAATAGGCGGTACACGAGGTACAATCAAAAAAGAGTTTAATTATAATAGCGTACTTGAAATAAATTATGGCACTGTTTTAAAAACTTTACAGGATGTAGTTGATTTATTAATCGGTTATGGAAAGTATCTAGAGGTTAATGGATTCGAATTTAATTATTTTGATCAAGAAACAGAAACAATTACCAATTGGGTAAATTCAGCAAAAGAATTTTTAGCATGGACTGCACAAGATTGGGCAAACGGTACTTCGATTGCACTAAGTCCAGCAGCGTTTCAAGTTGAGTTTAAAAGAGATTTTTCAGTTGTTGACGATATCTATGATAATTTTTATAGATATAGCTTATTAGACGAAAATGCACAACCTCTAAATAGAAAATTTAGTAGTATTCTGCGTGACAACAACAGCTTTAGCTTGACAGTTAAAAATTCAGATAACGGAATTTATAATTTAAAATTACCACTAGTACAAAAAGAACACGTGATAATTATTGACAATGAAACTGTTTTTAATGATTTAATCTATCAGCCTAGTACAGGATACAGACAGGAGCGTCTAAAGATAATAGGCTATAGAAGTGATGGATGGAATGGTAGTTTAAATATTCCTGGCTTTGTATATGATGACACAGATCTAACTATTTGGGAACCATGGCAGGATTATCCAATTGGTAGTCTTGTAAAGAACAAAGAATTCTATTATGTTGCAAAATATAATGCACCTGGCACACAGGATTTTGATTACTCCTATTGGTCGCAGTTAAACAGTGAGCCAGAATCTAAACTAATAACAAATTTTGATTATAGAATTAATCAATTTGCTGACTTTTATGATGTTGACAGTGACGGATTTGACGAACAACAAAACAAACTAGCACAGCATCTAATAGGCTATCAAAAAAGAGACTATCTTGCTAACATTATTAATGATGATGTTTCTCAATATAAATTTTATCAAGGCATGCTTCAAGATAAAGGAACAATGAAAGCTATTGACAATTTCTTTAACAGTCTAAGAGGCGAAGCTAATAGTGTTGAAGTATATGAAGAATGGGCAGTACAAGTTGGCAAATACGGCTCGTATCAAAATATTGAACAAGTTGAAATACCCTTGGATGAAGCTAAATTTAGAGAATCACCTCAGGCAATTGAAATATTAGACTATATGCCCAACGATGTATTTGATTCAGTATACAGAGTCATGACACATGAGTTATTAGATAAACCGATTGATATGTCGGGTGAATTATTTCCTACTAAGGTACTAGAAGAATTTACAGAAAGCCGCGGTTATGTACACGAGGATGATGTAGAATATAAAACACAGTCAATTGAAGACCTAAAAATAATTGACAACAATCAACTTAATGCAGGCGAATATATCTGGATAACAGACAAAACACCCAATGACTGGACAGTGTTTCAGATTGTAGACAGTGAATTTGTTGTAAGAGAAATGTTAGTAAATACCGAACTAGACGAGCTTGGCAGAACTACAGCAACACTTACAGTAAGACAAAACTCTCTATACTCTATTGTGGCAGGAGATTTAGTTGCAATTACAGGAGCACAGATTTATTCAGTATATGGATATTTCGAAGTACTCCAAATTGACTACGAAACTATAGTTATTGCTATTCCTGACACCAACGACTTCTTGGATTTTACTAATGAAGAATATAGTTTAAGTGTGTTAAGAACTGTTAGAGTAGAAAACTTTGAACAATATAATAATATTGCACAAAATAGTATTTTTGAAAATCAAAAAGTATGGATCGACAGTTATGATAACAATTCTTGGGCAGTATTAGATAACAAACCAGTGTACAGTTCTATTACGCAAGAGTTCAATCCTAATGATTTAGAGGATTCGTCAAATCTAGCCGACATTGATCAAGATTTTGCAAAATCAATTTCAGTTACAGTGGACAACAAAGAAGTATACGTATCGTCACCAAACAGTAACGGTGGCGAAGTATTCTATTATAGACGAAATCAAGACAGTGATGATCTAGGACTAGCACAAACACTAGGCAACTCTAATGATTTTTATGACGGATCCGAAGCTAACTATGGTGAAAGTATTTCAGTATCTCATGATGGAAAGTACCTAGCAGTAGGTGTACCTAATGCAAGTTTTGCTAAAACATTTTATAAAGGCGAATTTGACGAAACTAAGAATTATACCAAGTGGGATATTGTAAAACATAAAGAAACATTATGGGAAGCAAATACAAGTATTATTGCCAAACAAGATGCAACAACATTTAGTACATTTGACAATTATGCACAGATTAAAGAACGCACCAGTGACGAAACTATAAACTTGTTAAGTACTGGTAATCCTGGACTACCAAACACTGATGTAGATCATTTTATTTTGCGAGCTCCGACAGATATGTTCCAGGGTAGTTCAATAGGCGACGTTGTGAGTCTTAGATGGAATGAAAAAACAAAACTTAATAATGATATAATATATGCTCCTTGGGATAACAAAATTGACAATCTCAATCAAACAGTTATACAAGATTTTCATACAATTGTTTCCAAAATTGAAGCAATCGTAACTATACGAAATATTTCACAAACACCTGCACTGGGTAGTTCTCTAAGATTGTTTACAAATAACCTAGGGGTTAGTACTGCTGTAGTTGACTATGTAAAAGTTTCTGATAGTAATGCAGTTATATACCTTAAAAATATAAAAGGTACCTTTAACGATTCTGGAATAGCATATGTCGAAAATCTAAATACCAATGAAATTAATAGCTTGGGTGAGTATACCAAAGTAGAATATGGATTTGAAGAAGAATTTAACGGCTTTTGGAAAATAAATGTAGAATCTTATAATAACGGCGAAACGTTCTTTGAAGAAGGTAAAGGATTAGTATATGCTGATCTATTCAAGCAAGAAAATTATAGCGAAGCTACAAAAGATAGAAATTCGTATTATAATATATCTAATACCGAAGTGTCAGTGGGCAACTTTATTCAAGAAAACCGCAGAGCTAGTACTATTGAACAAATCAGTTCACCTGACAACCTAAGTAATAAATTTTTAGTAAAAGTTGGTCAATCTTTTGAGCCAGAGATTGGTAGTAGTTATAACTTTTATATGAATAAAAACAATGACTCCTCTGATGAGTTTGCAGACACTGGGTTTACGTTTGATATTTTAAATAAAGAACAAACAATTACTGATATATGGGATGGATATATCGACTTTGAAAGTGATGTTAATGTTGCACAAATCGGTGAACAAGAGTTTGAAGTGGGCGATGTTATTATTGATCATCAGTTTGCACTTGATACTAATTTATTAATAAGTGAAACTCCTCTAGCACCGTTTAATAAAGCTGAAGTAGTGCATGTTAAAACTTTTGGCAGTACACAGGAAAATCGTAGAAGAGTATATATTAAGATTATTCAAGGCGACTGGCAGTTAAAACAAAACGTACAATCAGTAAGACTGATTAGAGAACGTGGAAATGCAGACATTGGTAGAATCCGCACAGTCAATAACCAAGTTGACTACGGAAATAGCGTAATAGTACCAACCGGAGATTTTGTCGGTAAGTTCTTAGTTTTTGAATCTGAAAACGATTTTGAATTTACTCAAAACTTTTCACTTATTGATAGAGAATATTATTTCTATACAGAACTATTTGGTATTGCAGGAGCACCTACTCAGGCAGATACTCCTAGTTCCCTAAACAGAAACTGGAAGCAAGTTTATAACATCAGTACACCTCAGGGCGATGCAGTAAAAGCTAGTGCAACCCTTGATAACGGAGTAGAGAATCAAGGATTAGTAATTATATACTATAAATCTGCACCTAATCAATATATAAGAATACAGCAGATTGTTAGTGAGCAAACGTTTGGTATACCCGATGCACAGTTTGGTAAAACAGTAAAAATTATTTCTACAGATACTGGATACAAACTATATGCAGCAAGTAATCACAGCATAGAATATTTTGAAAACAGTCCTTTAGATCAAAATAGATTTAGAGGAAACTGGAATAGAACATTATCATATAGTGTAGGAGATATTGTATTTTATAACGGAAAATATTACCAAATACAACAAAATATAACCCCAGCAGATCAAACAGATGGGTCGATTCTCAATATAAATGTATTTGATCCGATAAACTGGAGAAGGATGATTGATCCTAATTATAAAGGCAGTTGGTCAAGTGCACACAGCTACAGAATAGGCGACGTTGTGGTATATAACAACAATTATTATGTAGTACAAACCAACTTTGCATCCAATAGCCCGGCGCCGGATACTGCATCTGCTCTATGGATTGCTACTTCTGATATAGTATACCAAAATTATTTAGAGCCAGTTGCAAACACAGGATACGAAGTTCGTATTGATAATTTTGTATTAAATGAAACTGCAACTGCACTTGCTGTAAAAGTATCTAATGTTGCACCTGACAGTTCGGTAACAACAGAAATTCGTATTTACGGCAGTACACTATCGGGTAGATTTGTTAAAACACAAACAATAACACCACCGTCGAACGGAACTGAATTTGGTATGTCTTACGATTTCAATACAGATGGTAGTTTCTTGGCAATATCAGAACCACACAACAGCGACAACGGTACAAATGTAGGCAAGGTATATCTATATAATAATATCAATGGTATCTATGACCTAGCACAAACACTAGAACCTCCTAAAAATTCTGTATCACTAAACTTCGGATACTCAGTATCATTTAGTGACAATGTATTATCTATTGCAAGCTTTGCTGGCATTGTTCTTACTACGACTATTTTCGATGCAGATGAAACACTGTTTGATTTAGACCAAACAGAATTCCAAAAGGTTAACTATGATCCAGGTGTAATTTATGTTTACGAGCAGGTAAAGGATAAATTTATATTTGCTGAAAGCATACCATATGATAATGTTACCAAAGAGCTTCGTGAACAAGTCTTCATTAATGCAAATCATATATATGTAGGTGTTCCTGCAAAAGAAAATAATGTATATGTAGGTGGCTTATATGACTATAGGAAAAAAGTTGGGGCCAGAGGATGGAATGTCAGCAGAGAACTAATACATCCAGTTGATCTTGACAAAATACAAGGTGCATTCTTGTACAACAAGCGAACAAATTCAATTATCACTTATCTAGATTATATTGATCCGATACAAGGAAAAATTGCAGGACCAGCAGACAAAAATATCAACTTTAAAGTACCGTTCGATCCGGCATATTATAATGTCGGCGATGCTGCTGATACATTTTACTGGGAAGAAAATCATGTAGGCATGGTATGGTGGAATACTGGCACATCTACATTTACCTATCCTTACCAAGGAGATATTAACTATCAACGAGATAACTGGAATGAACTACAACCAGGTGCTAGTGTTGACGTATGCGAATGGGTAGAAACTGATCTACTGCCGAGCGAATGGGACACAGTGTCCGAAACACCTGACGGTATTGCACAGGGCGTTACTGGATCTACACTATATGGTGATTCGCAGTATAGTAGAAAGTTTGTATTTGATGAACCCAGTCAAACATTTTCACAAAAATATTACTACTGGGTTAAAAATGCAAAAATTATTCCGGCAGTGGCACATAGAACATTAACAACACTAGACATTGCTAGATTAATTGCATCACCAAGACAGCAGGGGTATAGATATCTAAGCATGTTATCAGGTAATAGAATTGTCCTAAATAACTGTAATGGACTTGTATACGATACTGATATTGTGCTAGCAATACGTTATAGTAATACTAATATTGATAAACAAAACAGTCATAGTGCATACAAATTAATTACTGACGGATTAAGCACAAGTGGCCCGTCACCTGACATAGAATTAAAATGGTTTGATAGCTTGATAGGTTTTGACGTAAACAATAGACCAGTGCCTGATATAAATCTAACACAAAAACAAAAATACGGTGTGCAGTCGACACCGAGACAAGGCATGTTTAAAAATAGACAAGAAGCCTTAAAAGAGTTTATCGAACGAGTAAATGTAGTTTTACAAAAAGAGTTAGTTTTAGAAAAATATAATATTAGTGCAATAGATAAAAAAGATCCGTTGCCTACATTTGAATCGGGAATATATGATGTAAAAATTGATACAGCTGATCAACTATCACTTGTTGGTACAAAGGTTAAACAAGCTAAACTAGATCCTATTATAATAAACGGAAAAATTACAAAAATTAAAATTGTAGATCCGGGCAGAGGATATAAGATTGCACCAACGTATAAAATAAATGGCATCGGAGAAGATGCAAGACTAGATATTATAATTAATAATCTAGGTCAAATTACAAAAGTAAATGTAGTGTACGGCGGCAAAAACTATTCTGATAATACTAAGATTATTGTAAGACAACACAGTGTGCTTGTTGAAGCTGACAGTGAAGTAGATAATAAATGGAGCATCTATGCATACGACGATGAGCAGTTAGGCTGGAATAGAATCAAAGTACAAAGCTATGATATAACAAAGTACTGGTCATATGTTGATTGGTATGCAACTGGATATAGCGTGCTTACTAATCCTGATTATACTGTTAACGGTACTTATGAATTACCATTCATTAATGACAGATTGGGCGATATTATCAAGGTTAATAATGTTGGTTCCGGAGGATGGACTCTACTCGAAAAGGTTAACACAAACACAGAAAATAATTATGAAACTGTTGGTAGAGAATTAGGCACAATACAATTTAATAATAATCTATACCGCGACGATACCAGTAATTCAGGCTTCGATAATAAAAGCTTCGACTCCTTCTTGTTTGACATTGATCCTAGATTTGAGTTAAGAGTAATACTAGAAACTATTCGTGATTCTTTACTAATTAAAGATCTTAGAGTAGAATACAATCAGTTGTTTATTGCAACATTGAGATATATTCTTACTGAACAAAATCCGGACTGGTTCTTTAAAACCAGTTTCATCAAAGTCAAACATCTAGCAGGCACGCTAGAGCAAGATCTAACATATAATGTTGACAACTTAACAAACTATAAAAAATATATCGAAGAGGTTAAGCCTTACAAAACAAACATCAGAGAGTTTGTAAGTAATTTCCAAAAAGTTGAAATGTCTAGTACTAGTGTAACTGATTTTGATTTACCGGTCTATTATAACAATATCACTAACAAGATCTCAGCAATTGATACTAAATTAGAAAATGGATTATTACCTGCTGACAATGATCTGCTTGCACAATATCCAAGAAAGCATTGGGCAGATAATATTGGAGCAAGCATTGTTGATATTTCTATACTCAATCCTGGCACAGAGTATACTACTGCGCCAAAAGTTGAAATTATCGGTAATGGTACTGGTGCAACAGCACAAGCCTTTGTTGGGTATGGTACAATAACTAAGATTGTAATTACAAATAAAGGCAAGGGTTATACTGATATTCCAACAGTAAAAATTACTCCGCCACCTAACAGTGCCGGAATACCTGCAACTGCTATTGCAACACTGGGCGACATGCTAACAAGATCAACTAATACTACAATCAAGTTTGATAGAAATAGTGTTACACCATTATTGAGCATCGAAGCTATGCAAACAGTTGAAACGTTTACAGGCTCCGGAAGTAAAAATACATTTGATTTAATTTTTCCAATTAATTTAGATCAAAATACAATTAGCATTTCGGTTAACAATCAGGAAGTATTAGCCAGTCAGTATAAAGTCCATAATATAAAAGATACGTCTAAAAGTTATACTCGCTATACCGGACAGATTGTATTTGATGTAGCTCCGGCAAATGAAGCATCAATATCTGTTAATTATCATAAAAATATTAGTATGTTAAATGCAGTTGATAGAATAAAAGTTGCATATTCACCAACTGCAAATGCGTTCGGTAATGATATTGCACAACTTATGGATGGAGTTGATTATGGTGGCGTAGAAGTTAAAAGCTTTGAATTTGACACAAACTTTGGTTGGGATACCAAGGGTTGGTTTGTTGATATCTGGGATGAGATTGAAAATACACAAGAAGATGAAATAATATTTATGGACGATTCGAGTGCTATTATTCTTAATAAACCTCTAGAAGACAACGTTGCATACAATGTTTACAGAGTAGGATATGACGAAATTGGAAATATTGCAACAAATACAAGACTTGACGATCCTAATTACGGAACACCTCAGCAAACTAACCTTGATGCAACATGTCTTACTCTAATTGGCGACGGCAGTACACAAGTTTTATACCTAGATGATTTGCAATCCACGATTACTAAATCAGCAAATGAGGATAGAGTTGCATTTATTATCAGAAAAACCACCAGTGACGGTAGTATACTTTATGATGCAAGAACTTATGATTTAGACCTCGACGGCGGCAACTTAAATTACTCAAATGCCAAAGGCATCACTGCTGAAGAAATTATAGTCGACGGTGACAGCTTTGTAACTCCAACTACAAGTAAAAGTGTTGAAGAACTTGTTCCAGGACAAGTGCAAGATACACTAGATATTCAAGTTAGTACACTGGGCGACGACTCGACAATAGTACGCTATAGAATATTCAAGGATATCCTCAACAGAACAACTTACAGCAGAATTGATACACCTCCTACTAAACTTGCAAAACCGATTACTCAGTTAAATCTTAGCATCGAAGTAGAAGACGGAACTAATCTAATTGAACCTGATAGAAACAAGAATATTCCAGGTGTGCTGTTTATCAATAAAGAGCGTATTGAATACCTTGTTAAAGAAGGCAATGTACTAAAACAACTTCGCCGAGGTACACTGGGCACAGGTGTTGCAACAATACATCCCAAAGGCGAACAAGTATATCTAGCAGATATTAGTAAATATGTACCGTATATAGATACTACACAAAGTCAGACTGCTACAAATACCAGCACAGTGAATCTAAACTTTTTACCGCTGTCTACAGACGAATTTGAAGTATTTGTTAATGGTATTAGACTAAACGGAAAGCCATTTGCAAAGTTTGATGCCAGTATAGGTCTTGATTCTCCAGAAGCAGATTCGGTAGTACCTGCTGATTATATAATAGAATATTACAATGATCAACAAAATGCAAGAATAGTAATACAAAGCCCATCGATATTAAATATCGAACAAAAGAATATAGTTATTGTAAGGAAAAAAGGCAATATATGGCAACGTCTAGGCGAGTCAATAACCGAAACTGAAACAAGTATCGGATTTTTCCTTAGAGCAGGAAACTAATAAATACAGTATAGGAAAAAATAATGGATAGTATAAACGAATTAAACGGAGTATCAGTTCAAGGGCATATTAAAATATATGACCCTTCGAACGGCGAGATCTTTGTACAAAAAAGAAATGCTATACACTACGAAAACATGAGTTTAGCACTGGCAGAAAGTATTGCAAATATGAGTCAGGGTTTTATATATGAAATGAGTTTCGGTAATGGTGGTACAAGTGTTGATCCAACAGGTATTATTGCTTATCTAACACCAAACTCAACAGGCGCAAATGCAAGTTTGTATAATCAAACTTATTCTAAAGTAGTTGTTGATGACGGATTACTAAACAAAGATCCTAACAACAACTATCTTGAAACTAGACATGTTAGCGGTACAAATTATACTGATGTATTAGTAAGTTGTTTGTTAGACTACAGCGAACCAACAGGACAAGATGCATTTGATAATGCAACTGACATGGAAGGTAATTTTGTATTTGACGAATTGGGATTGAGAAGTAAATCAAGTGAAAACGATGTATTGGGTAGATTAATTACACATGTAATCTTTCACCCAATACAAAAATCACTTAATAGACTAATACAAATTGATTATACTGTGAGAATCCAAAGTCTTTCAGGAGGTAATGCATAATGCCATATGAAGTACGATATAGTGATGAAGCTAATAAAGGTATTATACTAGTTGAAGATAACTTAATTAATATTGAAACTAGTATGCAACTACCTGGTAAAAGAGCAACAGGATACGGTAAAGCAGTAGCTGAAAACTTTTTACATTTATTAGAAAATTTTGCATCACCAAACGAACCAATAAATCCAGTTGAAGGACAACTATGGTACGACACTGGCGGCGCCGAAAGTCAGTTAAAAATTTACGATAGTACACAGTGGAAAACAGCAAGTGGATTTACTAAATCTGCTGCTAGACCAACAGCTTCACAATCCACCGCAGGTGACTTATGGGTTGACACAACTAACCAACAGTTATTTGTATATACCGGTGCAGCATGGGTTTTGATCGGTCCTGAAACTTCTCTAGGCCTACTCACCGGCGGCAGAAAAGAAGAAATTATTACTACTACAGAAGAAACTGTAGAAATATTTACGCTGTTTATTGAAGGTGTACCGTATGCTATTCTAAGCTCACAGAATTTTACTCCTAAAGCTAAAATTGACGGCTTTAGTGCAATTTCAAAAGGCCTTAACATACGAGACGAAACTCCGTTCGAAGAAAACAATCCAATTAAGTTGCAGGGCGTTGCTGAAAAAGCAAAATCATTAGTTGTTACAACTGCAACTGGGTCACAAAATGTCCCAGCTGAAAACTTTATTAGAAGTGATGCTTCCGGCACTATGCAAAATCAGCTGAGAGTAAAAACCAATGACGGTATTAAAGTTGGGGCAGAAGATCATTTAAACATTAAAGTACTAGCAGGCGATACAGATAGTATTCAATTTATTGCCAGTAAAAATGCATCAAATATTAAGTTTTCGCTAAGAGACGGTAATAAGTTCAATGACGTACTCACTGTTGCAAGTAATGGTACTTTTGGTGTTAACAACACTAACCCAGATGAAGCATTACACGTTGTTGGAAACGTTAAGGTTACACCGATAACTGACGATCCAACAAGTGGTGTTATAACAGTAGAAAACACATCCTCAAGTACAGATATTAACTCAGGATCTATTGTTGTTGCCGGCGGCGCAGGCATTGCAGAAAATCTTAATGTAGGTAACGATGTTTCAATTATAGGTGTTACAACTGTAGCTAATAACGTTTTACCTGCTACAACAGAAAATATAAATGTCGGCTCAGAAACACAATTGTTTAATACTGTGCACGCATTAAACTTTAAAGGGTCGTTAGAAGGTGACGTCACTGGTACAGTTAATGGTACAGCAGACAAAGCAAATAAACTAGCTAATGCTACTACCTTTAGTGTTTCAGGAGATGTTGAAGCACCTAGTTTTGATTTCGATGGAAGTACAGGTGAAGAAAAGACCTTTAATATATCGATCAAAAACACATTTATTTCCAGCAGAGATGCAGTAGCAAATGTAGCAGGAACAGATGAACTTTTGGTTAACGTAACTTCAGGTAATACAGGTGTACGTAGAGTTACAAAAAACGATTTTATTAAAACAGTTCCAATTACGCCTGTTGGTTCTATACTACCATTTGGTGGTAACACAGCACCGCCTGGATGGTTAATTTGTAATGGAGAAATTGTTAATAAGTCAGCGTATGCTCAGCTATGGGGTGTAATCGGTCATAATTTCTTAGATCCAACTCTACTAGCAGACGGCGGCTCAGCAACATTTGCACTTCCGGACATGCGTGGACGTATGCCGCTCGGTGTTGACAACATGGGCGGAACCCCGGCTAATAGAGTTACAAGTTCAGTACAAAGCTTTACAAATCTACAGGGTATTAATACTATTGGTACAGGTAGTAATGCAGTATTTTCTGTACAAACAAGTGAAGGAAATTATTCAGTACAAGTTACAAACCCAGGACAAGGTTATGAAGTTAATGACAAGATCACAATATCAGGTATAATATTTGGTGGTGCATCACCTGCGCATGATTTAACTATTACTGTAAATTCAACTCAAGCTAGAGGCGTTAAAACATTTAGTATTCAGGGTACTGCATTTACTGGTATAGGTGCTGACAAAATTGGTGCAAGCCTTGGTAGTCAATCTACTGAAATTGAACTTAGAAACCTACCCGAACACGATCATCAACTTCGTGGTGATACTAGCCAATATTATGCTATCTCTCAAAGAGCAGAAGATCCAAATAATCCTGGAACCTTGCTTACTGATACAGATGCAGAAGCAATATCAATTGAAGCAGGAACATCAGGCTTTCAAGGCGTGTCAACAAGCGGCGGAGTTAACACGTCTGCAGGACTTAGTGTTCCGTTGAATGTAATGAACCCATACTTGTCATTGAATTATATTATATACTACGGAGAAGTTTCAGAATGAGCTATCAACTAAACAAAACAGACGGTACAATATTAGTAGACCTAATAGATGGTAAAATTGATAGTAACAGCACTAACTTAACATTAGTTGGTAGAGGGTATAGAGGATACGGCGAAGTTTTTAATGAAAATTTTATTAAACTATTAGAAAACTTTTCAAACACTGCTGCTCCGAGCAATCCACTAAGAGGGCAGTTATGGTGGGATACGTCAAACGAGAAACTAAAACTATATACTGGCACACAATGGAAGTCTACCGGCGAACCTTTTGTGCAAGCAACACAGCCTGATGACTTAACTGAAGGTGACTTTTGGTTTGACAATAGAAATGATCAGCTTTATTTCTTTGACGGAACAGGTGATCCTCTATTAATCGGACCAGGATATACAACCAGTCAAGGTAAAAGTGGTCTTTTTGTTGAAAATATTAGAAGTACAACTGGTTCAAACGTAGCAGTTGTAAAGTTGTTTATAGCTAGCTCAGAAGTTGGGTTGTTTAGTAACTCAGAATTTATTCCAACACTACAAGATCAAGTAGCACAGTTGGTCAATGATGATAACCCGAATGGGATTATTTTTAAAGGCTTTAATGTTTACGAAAAAGAAAACTTTAGATTTATCGGTATTGCTGAAAGTACAAGTAAACTTCAAACACAAGACGGTAGCTTATTAACAGCTGACCAATTTTTAAGAACAGACCAAGATGGATTGACTCTAGGAAGCCTTGATATACGAAACACACAAGGTTTGCAGTTTTCAACAGTTGACAATGCATATGTTAACATGCGTCCTCAAGGCACCGACTTCTTTATAGAAAACAGCTTAACAGCAAGCGACCTAAGACTAAGAGTACGTTCAGGTGCTAATCAAGGTCAAATTGTTGATGCAATTCGAGTTGATGCAAGTGAAGGTAGAATTGGCATATTTAATGTTGGTAGACTACCACAGTACACACTAGACTTAGAAGGCGACATGCGTATCACAGGCAACCTAACAGTTGAAGGTGAACAGTTGAGTGTTGAAGTTACATCTCTACAAGTTTTGGACAAATCGATTAAACTTGCTGTTACTGCCGAAGGCATAGCAGGTCCTGACACCGTTGCAGACGGCGGCGGCATTGTATTGAGATCTAATCAAGGTGACAAGTCAATAGTCTGGCGCCAAGATACTAACAGTTGGACATTTAATAAAAATATTGATATCCTAGACCCATTAGGCGGATTGTCGATAGCAGGTGTAACTAAAATTGCAGGCTCAAGTTTGCAGAACATTACTTTTGCTGACGATCTTGTGAGACTCGGAACACTTGTTAGTCTTAATGTTGATAACTTAAACCTAGATGGCAACACAATTACTTCGACTACTGTGCTAAACATAAACTCACAGGGCGAGCTAAACATTACCACAGGCGGTGATATTAACCTAGTACAAAGTCGTAAAATAAGAAATGTTTCACCCCCTGAATTAAACCAAGATGCTGCAAATAAAATTTATGTTGACAGTTCGTTCTTAACAGCACCGCTTACACTAACATTTGATGTTACTGGACTAGACACAGACATATCATATCTAGATACACTAGCTAGTTATATACAAGACCTATTTCCAGCAGAGTCACGTAACATTGGCAAGGTAGCAAAAATACACACGACCAGTTATTCAAGTGTTGAAATTAATATCGACGGCGCTAAAAACGTTGAAACTGTTGCTGTTGATGCCGGTGGTACGCTCAACCAGCCAGTTGTACGAGATATTGCTTTTAGTAATATTCAATTTGCTAATCCGAATCGTCAGTTACTTGAATATGAAATTGAAGATTACTTCGATCCAGACACTGGTTTAACTAGCCCAGCGTGGGTTTGGCAGAACACTACACAGTACTAATAAGATAAATATATATAACAACCCAGAGGAACAACCAGTATGGCATACCAAATAGATAGATTTGATAACTCACAACTAACAATTGTAGAGGACGGCACACTAGATCAAACAACTAACCTTAAGTTTATAGGTAAAAACTATGCAGGCTACGGCGAAATTCAAAACGAAAATTTACTTTTCTTATTAGAAAACTTCGCAGGCGGCAATGCACCTACAAGAGCTATTAGAGGACAAATTTGGTTTGACACAGCACAGAATAAAATTAAATATTTTGTTGCAGCAGACAATGCATCGCCGGGTGTAGGATACTGGAAAGCAACAGGCGGCTCAGAAGTTAATGCATTAACACCAAATGGGTTATCTGAGGGTGATTTTTGGTGGAATAATAGTACACAACAGTTGTACGTTTTAAATGCTAACGGTGATTTTGTATTAGTTGGTCCACAAGTAGCTGGCTCGGGTGTTACGAATATGGTTAGTGCTGAAGTGCAAGACACAACTGGTGCATCGAGAAGCATTATTCAGTCAGTTATTGACGACACTGTGGTTTATATTATTAGTGCTAACGAGTTTACATTAAATGCAGTTAATCCGATTGAAGGTTTTGATAGAATTCGCAAAGGTCTAACACTAAAATGGACTATGAATGCAGACAACGGAGTTACAAACAGTGCTCAAATTACTGATAGAGTGTTTCAATGGCACGGTACAGCATCTAATGCTGATAGACTAGGTGGTATTGATGCAGCTAACTATGTAACTACACTAGCACCTAGCTTTACAAACACAGTATCATTTGACGATGTTGGTCTAACCATCGGTGAAGGACTAGATCTAAGACTGTCCATTGAAAACGGCGATAAAGCAGTAATTGAAAACCAAACTGGTAACAGTAGTGAAATAAGATTTAAAGCAACTAACTTGTCCGGTGTAGGAACAACATCAATTGTTATTAAACACAACGAGTTGGCTCCATTTACAAATAATAGTATCAGACTAGGTAATGCAAGTTATAAATTTAGTGAAGTACATTCTACTGAATTTAAGGGTATTGCAGATCAAGCTGCGCTATTAGCAGTAGACGATAACGATCTAGTTCCTTATCAGTCTGCTACGTCAGCACCAACAGCAAATAAAATTGTTTCAAGAGACAGCTCCGGTAATATAGCAGCGAATGTTATTATTGGTACAGCAACACAAGCTCGTTATGCTGACCTTGCAGAAAAATATACAACAGGTGAAGAACTAGCACCAGGTACAGCAGTAACAGTATGTGTGCATGACGGATATGAAATTGCACCAGCAAGTGCAAGTGACCACTGTATTGGAGTAATATCAACAGATCCTGCACTAATGATGAATAGTGAAGCTGAAGGACAATATGTTGGTCTTAAAGGACGCTTGCCTGTACGAGTAAGCGGTCCTGTTAGAAAAGGGCAAGCAGTGTATGCATGGAATGATGGAGTATGCCGTACAATTACAACTACTGCATTTGTTGGCATTGCACTAGAAGCAAATAACGAAGAGGGTGAAAAGCTAGTAGAGTGTGTTCTAAAAGTATAAAGGAAAAATACAATGGCTGTCGGTGATCCAATTACAGCATCAAGGTTTAACCTTTTACAAAAAAGATTAGCATCTATACTAGGTAGTGGTAATGCACAGACAGGCTACGGCCAGGGTATATCCGGGTACGGCGGTCGAGTATCCAGTAGCGAAGTTTCGGTACTAGCTGAAAGTAATAGAAATATTGCAACAGCTGAAAATATCAACGAACTTTATACAGACATTTTAAGAGCAAGAATTCATCAAATCGGGTTTGACAACGAAGAAATTACAAATGCTGTACGTACTGCTAGGCTAAAGCCTAACTTGAATCTTATTGCAGACGAAACTAGTAATTTTTTCTCAAATCTAGCTGTTGAAGCTGATGACCCCGATGGTGAACTGCTAGGAATGCGTGATTTTGAGCGTATGATGGATCGTGTAGAAGAGGATAAATTTCTTGTTCACGAATCGATGGCAATCGAAGAAACAGGTGAAAGCTTTTTTAGAGTACGAAAGTGGGACTTTAGATTAACACACGAAGTTAGAGTGCGTTTTAGAAATGCAAATCACCGTAGACATTTTTTTAATAGTGGCGGACAAATACTAATAAGTGCACTATTAAACAATCCTTCGGGAAATAAGTCGTTAGACTGGGCACAAACTCTATCGTTAGCCGGAATATTTAAATTTGGACATAACTATTCAGAAAGTACTAGTACTGATACAGTGTCTCCTCCGACCTTACTTACAAACATAGGAAATTACCAACTTTCAACAGAATACGATGTATATACTGGTACAAATTTAGTCGGGCCATTATTTGTTAAACAAAGCCGCGGCGAATACGATGATGGAAGATATACAGATAATAGTTTTACGATAAGTGCAAAAGAAATTAATGCATCAGAAATACAATTTAGAATGGTATACGATGACGTATCTGCTGATTCTTTTGAGTATGTACAAGGAACAATGCGTAGTTTTGTAAATCATTATCGTTCTAGAGGTACTTTTGAATCCGAAAATGATATATACTTAAACGTGGAAGTTCCTGCCCCGTATTACGAAAACATAACAACTTTTTAGGATTATCTATGGCCAATATAGTAACAGCAGAACGTTTTAACAATCTCCAAACACGCATTACACGAATATTAGGCTTTGGCGACGGAGACTTTGGATATAAACAAGGTTACAGCGAACCAACAGGGAACTATGGTCCTGCTGAATCCAGTTCTCCGGTATCAGCTAATCCATTAAGCAATAGGAATATCGCTACTGCTGAAGATACAAATCAATTATATATTGATTTATTAAGAGCAAGAATACATCAAATAGGTATTGATAATGCTGAAATTACTAATATTGTAAAAAATACTCGTATTGTAAAGGATAGAAATGTCATTGCAGAAGGTGAAAGTTTCTTTGTAGACGACGACGGAACAGAAACCGTTGACCCGGAAGGATTTGCCAAAGGATTTGTAGACTTTGAACTGTTAATGGACGCAATTGAAAATGATAAATTTCTCTGTCATTCTACACAAGGTGTTGTTGAAACCGGAGAGTTAGCTAATTCAGGATTTCCGGCTGTATCTCAGAGAACGCTTGGGTGGAATACTACTATTGAATTTGTTGTAAAGGTTGTATTTAACGATTTTGATCACAGACGTGCATTCTTTAATAGTGGCGGCGAAATAAGATTAGAAGCAGCCCTAGACTTACCCGAAGGTGCTAAATCAGGTGACTGGGCTGACATGCTTAATTCGTCGGGAGTTATTAAATTTGGGTACGACGAAACAACAGGAACTGCCCAAGGTATAAAATATCCAGTAGGTAATAATGATTTAGATCAAATAGATTACCAATTATTGTTTACTAAGTCAAGTACTGGAATTACACTTGGTGGAATTTATTCAGCAAATAATTTTAATATCAGTGCAATATTGCTCAGTGATAGAATTATCCAATTTAAGTTTGAATTTAATGATGCAAACGCATCGGGCGACGTTGATGATTTAATTGTAGGGAATATGTCAGCTACAGCAGGTCACTTTAGAGCAAAGGGGATTTTTGAAGACCCAGCCGACAATATTTTTAATGTAGAAGTGCCACCGCCGTTGTATCAAATAGTAACTGAACTCTATGAAGGCGTCTAAATGGCAACTACTATAAAGATTACTGCTGCTAATTATAATAGCTTACAAGATCAGATATCTGCCGTACTAACGACAAGCCTTACTGGGTCACCGCAAACAGGATGGGGTCAGTCTAGTAATAGTGACACGCACGAACCAGCTGCTCCTGAAAGTACGCTAATTACAGCGCAACAATATGAAGATCTTTATATTGATGTTGTAAGATCAAGAGTACACCAAATTGGCGCTAGTGCATTTACAATTGAAGATTTTGTCACAGGTGATTATGTAACAAATACTACTAATACAGATTTAGTAGAACATCTATATTTTACCGATCTACAAACACTAATTAATACAATAGAAACTGACAAGTTTGTTGTGCATAGTACTCAAGTAGATGATGTTGCATATGCAGCAAATACACGTTCATCGGGTTGGAACCAGCAGGTTGTACACGAGTTTAGCTTAGTCTGGTCGAGTGCACAACACAGGCGACACTATTTTAATGCAGGCGGTGTTATCCGTATTTCGTCAGATTTAGCAGGAAACTCTTCCGCAAAAGGAATTGACTGGGCAAATGCACTCGATTACGGCACACTTAATTTTAGTTATAACGAAACCTATACCTTAGATGGTGCAAACAAAACTGTACAAAGCTCGATAGGAAATTATAACGGTCTAACAAGCTCGTATCAGGTTATATTTTCTCGCAGCCCTGCTGCATACACACCTAATATCTATTCCATCGAAGCAAAAGAAACAAATGCTTCTCGAATAGATTTTAAGATTACATATGATGATGTAAACAACTCTGCACTAACACCAGGTGATGCTAATGACGGGTTTCCGGATGTTGATGAATTGGTAACAGGCATACTAACCAGTCAAGTTAATGCTATCAAGCCATGGGGTACAGTTACTATTGCTGGCACTGTGTATGATACAGTAAAGGTCAATGAACCCACGTATTCTGTTATAACAAATCTTTCACAAGGCTCTTGACACTCTCTTAAATTTGTGTTATACTTGTGAAAAGCAGGAGTATATCATGGACGAAAGATTAGCACAGGCACTAGAGTTCTCGAATTTTATCACCACAATTAATAATCAAAAACGAATGATTAAAGAAAAATATTTTCAATCTTTAATCTACTTTGTACAAGGCGGACAGTTTACAGTTACCAAAGAACTTATTACATTTGTAACACTACTTGTAGAAAAAGGAAATATTGAAAATATAGTCTTAGTTGATGATAATGATAGACCAATTGAAATTAGCGATCTTGAATTATTTTTAGAAGAAGTGCTTTCAATTTATTTTGAATCTTCAAATATGTATCATCAAAAATACACCGAATTGTCAAAAAGTAGAGATATTGGATCGCTAGTAAACAATGACTAATGGTGTAGTATTAATTGCAAACAACAACGGCTCGGTTGATTATGTTAAACAGGCAATTTATTGTGCACAGCGCATAACAAAATATCTAAGATTACCAGTAACACTAATAACTGACAGCTACGACTATGCACTTGAGATTTCGAACAACACGTTCGACAAAATAATTTCTACTGACTATAAGCAATCAACTAATAATAAAATATACTACGACGGAGCAATGGCTCACAAAGTCTTGCAGTTTAAGAACCACAGCAGGACCGTTGCATATCATCACACTCCGTATGATCAGACTATTCTAATGGACACTGACTATCTAGTATCAAGTGATAATCTAAACAATTGTTTTACAATGACATCTGATTTGATGATGTACAAAGATAGTTATGATTTATCCGATGTAAGGGACACACGTGAGTTTAAATATATAAGCGACAAAGGTATTGACTTTTATTGGGCAACTGTTGTATATTTTAAAAAGAGTAAAAAGAACGATATCTATTTTAATCTTATAGATCATATTGAAGAAAATTGGAAATACTATCAAAATATATATGATATAAATTCAAATTTATTCAGGAATGATTTTGCATTTAGTATTGCACTGCATATAATGAACGGATTTACTAGTAACAATCAAGTGTCTCAAACATTGCCGGGCAAACATTACTACACAATTGACCAAGATTTATTATGGAATGTCAAAAACGATCAGTTAACGTTTTTAGTGCACAAAAAACAATATNAAGGTCANTACACGCTAATTAGTACTGACGGCACAGATGTCCATGTAATGAATAAGTTTAGTCTAGAAAGAATAATCAACAATGAATAGAGGATATGTAATTGTAGCACAAAACAATATAGATTATGATCATAGGATTTCACCTAATCATACACTGTGTCCCCAGTACGAGGGTATACACGTTGATGTATGGTATCAAGAACTGTCCTATATCAAGGGCCAACATATCTATAATAATAAATCGGTTTATAAGGTTACTAAGACAAGCCCAGCAAATACTAAATTTGAAGACCTAGAACTAGATCGAATAATTGGTAATGTTAGACTAATTGATGACGAAAATAATAGACTAAAATTTTATCGTGCTAGTAAAAATGATCTAGTACTGTCGAATAACAAACTGTATACTGTTGAAAAACAAGACACTAACGTTCCCTATGAGTTAACACCAATTTATAAAGGTATACATGTTGACGTATATTATGATACTGTAGAATACGTTGCTGGACAGCATGTATTAAAAGATAACATAGTATACAGGATGACACAGCCCGGCACCAGTGTAAACAAAAACACTGCTGATATAGTAGTGTCGGATATAAAGTTATACGACGATGCAAATAAATCACTATGGTTTGAAGATGCAAAAGCAGGCGATAACGTCTTGTATTATAATCATCTATTTCAACTAGAGCCTGTGGTGTTTGATGATTATGTAAAACAAGCATGTTACCTAGCAGCTAGCTTGCGCAAATTCAACAGCGATGCAAAAATATCTGTCATGACCAACGACACAATACCTGAGCAATATCAAAAGCTGTTCGACTATATTATCCCTATACCCTACGGAGACGATGCAGCAAACTCTCTGTGGAAAGTAGAGAATCGCTGGAAGGTGTACCACAGCACACCATATGACGAAACAGTTGTATTTGATGCAGATATGTTTATACTGCAAGATATCTCATTATGGTGGGAATATTTTGACAATTATGAATTATATTTTACTACACAGGTAAAAACCTATAGAGGAAAAACAGTTACTGATAGTGCTTATCGTAAAACATTTGTTGCTAACAACTTACCTAATATATATACAGGCATGTATTACTTTAAAAAATGTAAGTTAGCTGATGAGTTTTTTGAAATATTAGAATTAATATGCAAAGACTGGGAGCAATTTTATGAAAAGTTTTTACCCAAAGAAACTCCTTTTAATTTAAGTATTGACGTAGCAGCAGCACTAGCTGTTGTAATACTAGGTATTGAAGATAGAGTTACAAATAAGAAAAATACTGAAATTACATTTACTCATATGAAACCTAGAATACAAGAGTGGAAACAGTATGACGATTCGTGGCAAAAATCTTTGGGTGTATATTTTAATAAAAATACAGAATTAAAACTAGGTAATCACAAGCAGTACGGTATCTTACACTATACCGAATCTGATTTCTTAGATAATATTGAAATAGAGAGTATCGTAGATGTCTAACCTTATAAACGTACTCAAACGTATAAACAACAAAATTGAACTATCATCTGACAGTTATGTTTACTATGACGAACTGACCGGTAGTATTAAAAAGATATCTAATACCAATGAAACTAATGATTATGCTCTGTTAAAGGTCAATCACGAGCAGGTTAAAGATATAATTAACGGTCGATACAAATATAACGATTTTATTATTACGTATGACAACTCACAAAAAACCAATGTGTTGCAGCGTCGAGACTTTAAAAATAATGCTCACGAAGTGCGAGACAGAATATTTAAAATCAAACAGGTGCACGATGATTACTACTACAAGGAAATATACAAAGGTATACACGTTGACGTTTGGTACAAAGAACTAAACCATCTTGCAGGACAACATGTATGGCATAATAATTGTGTTTACAAAGCAGTTGACAATTTACCAGCAAATATAGAATTTAATTTCAGTCACTACGAAAAAATTATCGATGATGTAGTTCTTTATTCTGATCAAAATATAAATTTACCATTCGGATCATTGACAACTGTCGGACAGTCTTTTTTAAACAACAACTATCTTTATCAATATACTCGAGGAATCGAGCTTGACGATTTACTAATTGAACGTAACATACCCAATCAATGTTGGTATTTTTCAACTTCGTTAGAATTACAAAAAAATATAAGCTTTAGAAATTCAACAAATATTAAAAATACCAGTTTATCTGTTTTTGCAACTGAAGTAGATGATCCTAATATCTTATATAGAAATTTTAATATTTCAGTTGACGACTTACTCGATCAAACTAAACTGGTAGTTCCTTTCAAATATGATTGGGAAAGCAGTAATAAAGCAGTAAGTATGTACACAAACAAGTTTTTTGATAGTTATGCATATAAGGTAATCATATGAATAAGAAATTTAGAGTAACTGACTACGATATAATTTATCTAAGCTACGATGAGCCAAATGCAGAACGTAATTATGCAGACCTGTGTTCAAAAGTACCGTGGGCTAAACGTGTGCACGGAGTAGAAGGCAGTGATAGTGCACACAAGGCATGTGCAGAACTATCAGAGACTGATCGATTTATTACCGTAGACGGTGATAACATTATTGATCAAAAATTTCTCAATCAAGAAATTGACTTTAGCGAACATGCTAATTTGTCAACCAGTGTTATTAGTTGGACTGCTAAGAATACAATCAATGGTCTAACATATGGTAACGGTGGAATTAAATGTTGGCCAAAGAAATATGTACTTAACATGCGCACACACGAAAATGCAGACCCTAAAAACGCACATGCACAGGTTGACTTTTGTTGGGATGTAAAATATATTCAAATGAATGGAACCTACAGCGAAATAATGAATAATCATACCCCACATCAAGCATGGAGAGCAGGATTTCGCGAAGGTGTTAAAATGACCCTAGATCAAGGCATTGGTGTTTCAAAAGAACAACTGCTGGACAGTCATTGGAAAAATTTACATAGACTATATATTTGGTTAATGGTAGGCGCAGATGCAGAAAACGGAGATTGGGCAATACTCGGAGCTCGCGCAGGACTATACATGACCATGTGTACAGACTGGAATTATGTTAATGTTCGTGATTTTACATACTTAAATGATTTGTGGAAAGTGTCATTTGAATCAATTGAAGACGTTGGGTATGAGAT